AAATATAATTTAAGACTATTCGCCTTCATTATAGGAGTTGTAATTTTAGCGAAAAGCAAGAGACCTTGTAAACTTTTGTCTACAAAGCCCCTTTCTTATTAATCGATGTTGTCTGCTGTAGTCTCTACAACTTTTTCGTTGTCTTTCTTTTCAGTGTCTTTCAGCATCTCTTTAGCAAGCTTCACAACCTGAAGCGAACCAGCAATTGCTGAAACTGCACCTCCGATAATGCCAACGATACATTTAACGTTGCCTAAACTCATTGTGTCTCACCTCCTCGTTAGAGGAATTGTAACTTTCGCGAAAATAAGAGACCTTGCACTTTTAAGCTTAGTCTCTTATTTTTGTCTACTCTTCGTTTAATTTTGTGATTTTCTTTTCCATGTTTTTTTTTAAAACGATTCCGTATCCTCCAGTTTTTTCCATAGCTTTAGCCCAATGCCCTGCTTCTTCGATAGCTATGTCATAATTCCTCTTTGCTGCACGAGACCATACTAAGTCCCCGAGCATAGCGGCTTTAGTAACATTCCGCTTAGCCGTTTTTGCTTCATCAAGCCAATAGTCAAACTGTATTTCGATTTGCTTCCTTCGTCTTTTAATTTCGAAAATCATAATAAAACCTCCAAATATTATAGATAGAGTTTCCTCTTCATTATACACCTTGTCGATCCCGCGAGGCTTATAAAAACCAAGACACCGTGTAAATATCACGATGCCTCAGTCGTAAGCAGTTTATTTCTTCAAAACTTTCATAGCTTTCAAGATGTCGTATACAGGTGTTCCGTTTCTTCTAGCCTCATCAACCCTACTACGCTCAAGATTAGTTAAACGCCGTTTCAGATCCCAGTGCAGTCCGCTAGATGGATCATAGTAAGTATGGTCAATTCTATCTCGTTCAATCTGTGCATTTGTCGGATTAAGCTTCCGATACATTTTTGTACCGACAATCTTAACCCCAGCAATCGCAACAGCTGTCGTGATAGCAGCAACCTCTTTTTTATGTTCCTTAGCCCACTCTCCTGTTTTTCTGAATGCTTCTTTGGCGTTATACTTTATCCGTTCTCCTTTAGAGTCAAATTCTCTGACCAGTTCTCCGTCAACAAAATATACTCTCATGTTAAAACCTCCAAAAAATATTTGATAGCGTTTCCGCTTCGTTATAGGAGTTGTAAAAATAGCGATAGATGGCAAAACAAAAGAGTCCGTGTAAATTTCACGAACCCTTTCGTTGATCCATGTCTTTTTTGCAGCAAAACGAGGTTTATTTTACTTTCTCATCTTCAAGAATTGCATTGCTTTGGAATTGACAACACCGTCGCTTTCAGCGAACACAATCAGAAATGTGCAACCAATCTGAACGGCTCCTCCAACACAGGCTGCAATGAATTCCCAGGGAATCTCCTTAGGCTGTTTCTTCTTCGATTCCTCGATGTCCAAAGCCACCTTATTGAGTTTCTCCAGGTTTTCAACGCCCTGTTTGAATTCGTCACTCTCGATCGGATTCGCAAGCAATTCGTTAAGTAGTTCGCTTCTAGCTTCTTTGAATGTCTCCACCTCCAAATCCTGTTTCTTGCTGAAGATTTTAAGTTTTTTAATCTCCATTTCACAGACCTCCTTTCCATGGTCTCATTATAGCAGTTGTAAATATCACGAATTACAGGTCGATATACTCCTTAAAAAGAAGCCACATCTGCTCTGTAATTTGGATTTTACGGCGATGATACTTGAGCGTTTTCCCAAATATCTTAATCTCAGACCAAGCAAATACCCACAGGCATCCGCCATCAATTCCGACCTCCATTAAATGCTTTGCCATTGTTTATGCCTCCGTTTCTTATTTTGATTCAAGGGCTGCGATTCGGTTTTCGAGCTCAGTAATTTTATTTAAGGCATTTACCAAATCCTGAGTTTTTAGTTTTGATCCGTCTTTCAAGATGAAACCGTTTACACCGTAATTTTCGTCATAAATGATGGCACACTGCTCAATATTTCCTTCCGAATCAGGATCGATGATGGATTCTTCTTCGTCGTATAGAGTCAGTCCGCTATACCGATCTGACCCTACACGTTTAACTGCAAAATATCCGCATGGTGTATAATGACCTTTTTTGTTCGTAGCTCCGTCTTCGTATGCAAGTTCCTTAAAAATCAAAGCCCCGCTTCCAGCTTTAATCGAGCCATTGTCTTCGGTACTGATTGGCGCATACGTATAAACCGAATTTCCGATCTGAACATCTGTTCCAGCCAGAGACGGGTTTGCTTTTACTTTGTCGTATGAGGTTGTTCCGTCAAGCCACTGATACACCAGCCATTTTTCCTCAAGCCCAATCGGAGTCGTGGTTGTCATTGGAACGAAACCAGAATATCCATCGTGTGAATACCCTTTTAACTTTGTCACGTCTTCCGTGACTCCCTGGTATAGACCCTGAATAGTCGTATATTCAGTTTTTACATCATCGACGAAACCTTTTGTTCTGGTTAGAGCGTCAGCAATTGCTTCTCGAACGTCTCTGCCGAAGCGAGCTTCACGAATCAATATAATGTCCCGTTCAAGCGAAACGGGAGTAGATCCAATGGGTTCTGCCATTTTGATTACCTCCTAATCAATAAAATAAGTTGCTTGGAAATCGTAAGACTGAGCTGGGTTAAACGTCGCAGAGCCAGCGCTGTCAGCTGGACTGAATGATATATGTCCCTTTTTAGAGATTCCGACATAAAAATAAACTTCTGTACCAGAGCCCGCTGATGGTACTCCAATCAGTTTCATATTTAATTCGGGACGATATCCGTCAGGAATGGTCGCTACATTATGGCCATTGTTAAATGCCTTTGCATACATGACCCAGCCCTCAAGTTTAACCATCTTGCCGTATTTGCGTACCCTTATCACGCTGGCAGAGGTCGGGTAAGTCGTATTGCCTGTGACAACTAATGGGCAGGTTACCCACCCAGAATCGGTGAGAGTTGTGGCTTCGGTAGCTTTAGCTACTGTACTGGTCAAGAATGCCTGATCATAATAGGCTGTGTCGGCTGCAGTGCCTTCTGGTTCATCTGGCTGTGTCAGCCGCTGAGATGTCCAGGATTTGTATTTGCCATAAACGGCATAATCTCCGTTCCAGTAGCCCCAGGGCAGATATACCCAGACAGTATACGTATCATGGGCCGTCGGTATCACTTTTACCTCAGCATTAGCACAGTTTATACGATACACAGTAACGCCGCACGCTTTTGCTGAGATGGTTTCTGTACTTTGCCAAGCATCTTTTATATGTATCTCAAAAGACGAATTCTGCCGAGCATGTCCATTTGCTCCGTCTCCGGATAAGATACGTATAATCGCCGTATTAAAATTTCCAGACGAAACCAAAGTCCCTAATCTGTACCATTGTGCCGTTCCGCCAGCACCGTATATAACAACAGCACTGTTGTTTAAATTCATAAATCTCGATGCATCTAAATCATCCAGTTTCTTTTTATCCGCAGCAGTCATCAGACCGTGTGTAGCCTGTGTGACATCGCTGTAGGTGGTATCGGTGAACTTCGCATTTGCAGGGACATCTGAATTGATGGAATGCGATATAGGTGTAGCAACACCATTCGAAGCAACATAAACTGGTTTTGTAGTAGAGCCCACCGCCGTATTTGCACTATGTGTTACAGCCGTGGACTTATCTTCCTTTCCGGAAATATCGGGGATTGCGGGTTTGTTGGATAGGTCGTTGTAGTCACCGGTGAATGCGACATCTGAAGCATTCCTAGAGGATAGGATTGCATATGTTGGCACCGGTGTCCCATAGTTCTCGTCAAGATTTGCATCTATTTCAGCTGTGCTCTGTGCTTGACTTAATAACTTTCCATCTTCAGAAGACATGAATAGCAACCTAGCGCTTCCTTTAGAATCGAATATATTCTGCATAGTTATCTGATCAATGCATATTCGGTAAAAAACATAATCAGAAGTCACTCTAAACGTTAATACGGTCCAGGTTATTTTCGGCGATGATAGTATTGACGGAGGAAACACCTCGGCGTATGTATAGTTATCTGAATCCAATGCGTGATAAATTTTAACACGGCAACCGTGTTGCACTGCTCCATACTTTACAATTAAATAAGTGTCTATAATCACCGGTAACACGCCATTGCTACTATCTCTGTATACTATGTCCACTAAAGACGCGTATCTATTGTTTCCTGGTATATTTCCGTAGTATTCTTTATATACGGGATCCCAGGAAGAGTACGTCATAGTGCACGGAACCACGGTATCTGTAAAAGCTCCAGCAGAATCTTTCAATGATACTATCGGTCCGTTCGGAGCATTATCGTGCACGTCTTTATACTGCGCGAGTTGATACGTCGTATCAAAATCCGTAACACTACTGCTAGTTCCGTCTGAGCCAGTGAGTGTTATAGTATTTCCTGTTTTTGACAGTTCGTATTTGGTATTATCTCCCGCTACACTTTCCGTTTGCTTTACCAGTTTGCTATAGTCAATAGCATGATCTGAATCGGGAGGAGATTGCAAATATAAGCCTTCAAAATCGGTATATTGTATACTGCTTAGAGTAGCAGTGGTATATTCCAGCCCAGTTAAATTTTTCGACAAGTATACGGCAAGCCAAACGTGATACAATATATACTCATGTCCGTCTACGGCTTCTTCGAAATGTCCATATGCATACACATTCAGCGACAGATCTGAATCTGAGGTATCTGTTTTCAGATTGAGAATGACGGTGTTGCCATTCGCCGTTACATCTCCGTTTATGCTCCATTTATAGTCTACTCCATCAGATGTCAGTGTATAACGGCCCTCAAGGTTCAATGGATGTGTCGCATCGAATCGCCCATACTCTGATTTGATTTGAAAACCAGTAGTATAAATCAAATATCCGCGTCCCTCAACGTATTCTCCGTTGTTTGAGTGACTATTCAACGGAAGTGTACGTCTATACGTTTCCAGTGGAGCTATTGTGGTTTTATTTTGACTGTCTGTCAGCGTTACTCCATGAGCATCCGGATTTCTTGAGCTGCTTACGTAATACTTAGTATTTTCGCCAGGAATCCCTAACGCTGTAATATCTTTTTTAGTGACAGCAACCGCCGAATCGACATGACCTAGACCATCATTCGAAAACCTATACAAACCCAGATCGTGTTCTGTATGTTTTGGATGCACATACGACGAACCGCTAGTTGACGAGCTAGAACTGGAACCGTAACTAGGACTAGCATTGGTGATTTCATTTGATGATTTTATTTCGTTGAGAGTAAACGCTGTGTTTTCGACATTCTGTAAATCGTAGTCAATAGCCGTGACGTTCAGATATGTGTCTATTCCATGCCTTGGCGCTAATACTCGCACCGCGTCGGTTAATTCGATCGAAGAATACTCTACGTTATAAAGGCTTAGGTCAATTCCCTTAACTGTCAATTCCCTTACACCAGATGTCCAGCTTCCTCCTACTGTCTTAGTGATAAGCGGAATGCTGTCGATCTCTGAGATTCCCAGTCCGACTAACTGTTCATAGATGTTTGTCGTTCCGACGTCTAGATCTCTGATAATCATCCCATACTGTTCCACCAGCTCGGGACAATACATTACACCATGTTCTGGATCGATTTTCCAGTTTCTTTTATTGATCATGGTGGTTCCATTTTGAACGCCTCTTCTATCGAGTGTGAAATCTTCGCCACTATCGACTCGTTGTCCATGAGGATGTACCGCAGTGAAAAATGTTGTACCATCATCGGTAATCGTCATGTCTGTTAAATTTTCTCCTAGTTGAATCGTCTGCCCCTCGTTCGAGTTAAACGCTGGATAATGTCTACGCATATGCAGCTGCATCACATACACCGCGTCACCCAAATCAGCTCCGCCAAAAGTTCGTTTCGGATAATGCGGGGTCTTGGAAACCCAGAACAATCCGCCGACATTACTCATCATACTTGAGATCAGATCAATGGCGGTCATGTTATTAGGATTTGAGATTCCGCATTGATTTTGTGATATGGAATTCAGAGTATCTTCGTCGAAGTAATAATCTTCGTCCTCTTGATCGCCCGACGGTACTACCGGTTCGTTTACCCAAGCGTATACCGGAACATCAGAATCAGTATCCTTGGCGATTCTACCAAGATGTTTGAAAGGGGCATTTAGGTTCTCTTCATATTCTGAGCCTCCAGACATAATATTTGCAATTACTGCCGAAGCTTCCTGAGGAGACACTCCGTATACGTGAACGCCACTTTCATTTAGTATCGGGGAATTAAATCTGGCGAACATAGCTCTGCCTACTGATTTTCGCATATTCCATGAACCCATATCCACGGTTTTATCGTAATATATGCAATCATTAAGATACGCCAAGCCGCCTTCGCAATGAATCGTTTTTGTTCCATATAAGTCAGTATCGATCGTTAAGACGCGCCCAAACCAAATGTGTTTATCGTGTGTTTTCTGGTTGTCTTTGATTACGTGTAACTCTGTGACCATCGGTATGATCTTAGAATATGCCACATTAGTCATGGGTAATTCAAAGTCCAGAGTCCCAGCAGTATTAACTTCAATGTGTAATTTGGGAGTTCCGAGTTTTAATTCGTCGTCATAGCGCGTATCGTCATACATTAAGACCTGTTTTTTTTTGTACGCACTATTCACAAAATAAATTTTAAACAATTACAGATACCCCCTTCTCAATCCTAGCAATGAAAAATGGCGACCAGTTAATTCGTAAGTACCGTCGCCGTCATAATCATGCCAGAATGTAATTACGCATTCTGAAGAAGCATTTACATTAGATAACATAGCATTCGGGTCAGGTTCCATCGCGATATAGCTGTCCGGATTATCGAAAGCCTTTTCGATCGTTTTCATCATTCGCACTCTTGTGTGAAAAATATTTTCTGGATTGTCGATCTGGCAAAACGCATTGTAGCTAAATCCCGATTGTGAATTGGCTGGGAAATATATGCTTAAATTAGATAGATGTAAAGGCTTTGCACCAAGTACAATCCTAGCCATTCTCAATTCGAACGGAATATCAACCGTGTCGTTCAGCTTTTCGGTTATACGATCGTAAACGGCTTTAGTATCGGCAGTCGTTGCATTCACATCCCATTTTTTATCTTCATCTGTAAGCATCAGTTTCGGCATTTTTGAAAAATTAATCGAATACGCCGTAGATGGAGCAACAGATGGATTCGGTTGTTTTTGCGTTTGATACTGAGGAAGTAATGGAATGTCAGTAAACAAGTCCCCAATGGTGCATCCATATTCGAAATCGTAGCAATCCCATAATTCGTTTTCGTCACTACGAGTTACTTCCATTTTGAATGGTTTAAAGCTGTAGTCAATAGTTATCTGTGAATTGTGCTGATCTGATTTCATCGCATTGAGCGACATCCGCCCCTCGTAATAATAATTGGGTTCGTCATATGCAATCATCTGCATGGAGCGTCCTTGCATATATCCCAAAAGCATGCCGTATGTGACAGTCCATGGGCGAATGTCATTCATTACGATAAACTCAAAAGAGCCAGTTCGGTTGCCATACGTCGGAAAACCGGTAAGCGATGTTGTTAAATCCAGCTCACCATTTCCTCCCGGAACCGATATACTGTGTACGTTTACAGGAGGGACTGCGACCACTGGACGGCTAGATGGAGCCATAACCCAATCCTCAGCTGTATTTTGTTTGCCATAAAAACGATGAGACATTGTTTTGTCCTCGTCGTCAATGTCATATTCCTTAGCCGGATACGCCGTAGCCTTTGGGTCAAAAAACGTAAGTGAATGAGTTTTGGTCATATCAAAACCTTTAATCCAATACATGTTATCCCTCCTTGTTGCGTTAGTTATGCCGTCTTGCGTATGCGTTTAAACGGCTCATTTCTTTGTTCATGGGCTTGGCTAATTCGCCAACCATCGTACCTGTATCCATTACGATTTGCATGCTTTCCATGCTCTCTGACAAAGCCTGTACATCGCTTCTAAGTTCTCGTATTGCGCTCACTACCTCGTCATTACTGAAATCGACATCAGGCAGTGTTTTAGCAAAGTCGGCAGTTAACGATGTTTTCATTCCATCGACAGAGACAGCGTGACCGTTCAGCATGTTAGCAATCGCGGACCGTCCATACTGAACGTTAGATAAGTCAAGCGTCGGTTTAAGTGCATTCATTGATGTAAAATCAGTTTCAAACGGTTTGGAAAGAACGTCGTTAAACATACTCATTGTGTCTTTTGCACACGTTTCAGCGCTAGACAATGCGTAATTAGCTTTATTATCTATTCCTATGCCAAGACCTTCCATCAGGTATTCGCCCATTTCAGCCGTTTTTTTCGAGGGTGAATGCTCATCAAAAATTCCGCTTAAACCGTCCAGAATGTCTTGTCCTACGCCTTTTACCTTATCGATCACCCAATCTTTGGCGTCTTTTATTCCGTTCCACAGGCCTTCGATAAGGTTTTTGCCTATGTCAAAAATATCATTAATTTTTTCAGATATGCCGTCTATCGCATCTCCGACAAAATCCTTTACATTTTGTACAAGCGGCAAATTCTGAATACCGTCCCATAACTTGCCCATTAGCTCTTTGCCCTTCTCAATTATTTTGACGTTGAGTTTTATCAACGAGGTAAATAATTTCCATATAGCATCGATGAATTCGTCACCGTGCTCGTCTATGGCAGTTCCCAGAGCATCGATAAACGTAATGATTAGATTAACCGCCGAATCCACAAGATCTGGAAGTTTCGACGATAATCCGTCCATAAAACCTACAATGATATCTGCTGCTAACTGTGTTATTTGGTAAATATTGTCTCTGATGGCGGTAAGTACTGATATAAGAGTAAGTAAAGCAGCTGATGCCAGAGAACCAGATGCCATAGCAATCGATTGCACGAGGGCTACGATGCCTTCTCCGACTGCTGCTAGCAAAGCTGGTATTCCTGCGGCTATCGCAGTGATCATCGCAGTGATGGCAGCTCCTGCACCAGACCCTAAGGCTATAAAGGCAGTTAAAGCTGATACGAATATAAAAATACTCGCCGCTGCTAACGACATGCCAAGCCCTAAAGCAGCAATCGCTACGCCAAGAGCCAGTATTACTATCGATAAAGGACCGATAATAACAGCTGCGGCTCCGATCACGACAAATGCCCCGGCTAACGCAAGTAGAGCGACTAATACGCCTTGTATTCCCAGACCAGATAGAACCGCCATAGAATCAGCTAAGGCTTTTATAGCAATAGACACGATGACTAACGCTGCTGCGGTTATTAATAATTGTGGAGCTGGAACTAGTTTGGATAACAATACCAAAGAACCAACTGTTACAGCCATAGCACCGGCAAAAGCTAACAATCCAGTTCCTATTTCTTTTAGGCTCATTCCTGAGAAGCTATCGATCACAGACGCTATGGCTTTTAAACCAACCGAAAATACGACTAAGCCCGCTGCCGTGGCTAAGAAATCAGCAGAGCCAGCAAATTTGTTTAGCAAGATTACTGAACCTACAACAACCGCCATTGCACCTGCAAACGTTAGTAACCCTTTTCCTATGCTTTCCCAGCTCATGGAACCTAAGCCCTGTAAAACTTTTCCCAGTATAGACATGCCGGCTGAAAATATAACTAAGCCCACTGATGCAGCTATAAATTTGGCGTTACCTGCGAATTTAGTTATCAAGATTACTGAGCCTACAACAACCGCCATAGCGCCAGCAAATGTCAGCAACCCTTTTCCTATGCTTTCCCAGCTCATAGAGCCAAAAGCGGCAATAGATGAAGCAAGTATCTTTATTCCTGTTGCGAACAAAACCATGCCAATGCCCATGGAGAGAAACTTCGAGTCGCCAGCGAACTTATTAACCAATATAAGCGCTCCAACCGTGGCGCCCATTGCGATTGCGACGGAACCTAAGCCTTTTGCCAGGGTAACCAAGTCTGCTGATCCTAGCAACAGTACTGCATCAGACAGAACATTTATTGCTTTGGCAAAAATATAAATACCGATTGCGGATTTTATACCGATGCTATCAAACTTGCCGACTCTCATGGCCACTGTAATTCCAGTCATTAAAACCAAAGTGCCAACAAGACCAGATATTAGCTTATCGGTCGGTACTGCGCTAAGTATTTGCACTGTTTTTGCCAGGTTCTTTATTGCCGATGAAAATATTACAAGTGCGATAGCACCTTTAACCATTCCTTTTGTATCTCTGCTCAATGTCCTGGATACAGCAACGAGAGCGCCAATCAGTCCGGTCATGACTAATGCCGAATTAGATAATGTCTTAGAATCAACTTTAGACATCTTGTATAGCGATCCAGCTAAAATGGCGACCGCTATCGACATCGCGACCATAGCAACGGAAACAGCGGTCATTTGTTTAACTCCAACATCTCCGGTTAGTTTAGTAAGGGCTATCATTGAACCGGTTAATTGAGCAAATAAAGATGCCATAGCTCCGATCGTTGGCAGTAAGTGGTCGACATTGATCAACGATAGAACCAGCATAGAACCTGCTAGGATAGCAATCGAAACTGCGATCTCTCTTAATGTCTTAGCCTTAATACTCGTCTGCATTGACTTGATACTTCCTGTCAAGGAATCGAACATGGTCTTAATACTGCCTGCCGTGGCATTAAGGTTGGCGCCAATTCCTTGAAAATTTAGAAGCAAGTTATTTACAGTCTTAGATAGATTCGTCATGGTTTGGTTTACTGTATCTCCGCTTTTCTTAAACGTTTTTATAAAAGCAAAGATAGCCCCGCCGCTAATCATTTTTAATACATTATCGAAAAGAAGTTCTATAGTCGATCCGTCTATACCGGATGCAAACGTCGTTGCAAATGACTTCACCAATCCGAAAACGGACTTAACCGCGGTCCTAAATGCATCTATTACGGGAGATAGATGCTCCGCGATCGAGCCAATGGTCTCTCCAATTTTAGCAAATATGTCTTTTATAACGCTTAAAACTTTGGACAGCAAGCTAAGTGTTTTTGTACTTTTAGCAATACCGATGGCCGACGTATCTATGGCTTCTCCATCGCCCCATATTTTAGAGATATCAGTTAATATATCCCCCACAATGCCAACGATTTTGTCCTTTATGGAGACAACCGTTTCGTAGATAGTGTTTAATACGGTTCCTTGTAAATATTCGCCAACTACATTTTTTATAGTTCCGAACAAGTAAGAAACTGAATCAACAATATCAGTGAAGACTCTCTTGATTCCATATCCAATACTCTTAATCCAGCCAATTGCTTTTTTAAACGAGTTAACTACTTTTCCTAAAACGGCGTCAAGAACTCCAGTTTTTTTAATTGACTCGTCAAGATTTATGAGAAATTGGGAGACTTTTACCAACGCGTTCAGTACACTGCCAGAACCTGATGCTATATATCCGAATAAAGGTTTTATAACATTGAACAATGATTTCAGTACTTGAAAAGAAATACTAAATACCGAAAAAATGCCTTTAGCGACGATTTGCAATTTTCCGATTGTTGATGTTGCAAATTTTACTTTTCCGGCTAAGCTACCGAGAATGTCAACTATGCTGAATAATGTGTCTCTGAAAGAAGCGGGGAATACCATTTTGAATGAACTAGCCATAACCCGAATCACGTTAATGATGTTCTTAACGGCGTTTGACAAATTTTCAAACAGACGATATACCGAGGAAGATTCTGCTCCTGTTAAGCTCATCTTCTCTGTAAATTTTTCAAACTGTTTTGTTAGATCAGCTAGCTGTTTCCCAGTCATTTTTGGAAATACTTTTCTTATCGCTTGAGCTGCTGGTTCAACCACTGTTGTTAAAGCTTCATATGCGTTTGCTATCGATTGTATAGCGGCGTCTCTGCCGCCTAGCGATTTCCATTCTTTTAACATCTCGAGACGTGCATTGGACATATTACCAATCAAGCCACCAAGCGTATCGCTAACGGCGGTCCATAGTTTTTTGGCTTCCTCAAAATTGCCAATAATCACTTCCCAGCTGTCAGCCCACCCAGTTCCTAGAGCTTCTTTGAGCGTATCGATTAACTGTTTAAAAGTTTTTACTTCGGTAGCCGCGGCTTTAAGCGTCGGATCTTCAGCAAATTTGTTTAATGTCGTTAAAAGTACATCAGTCGTAAGCCAATCTGGGTCACTACTAGAGTTGTCACTAAGCGATTCTCTGAATGATATCAATCCATCTTCCAGGCCATCCGGTAAGGTCTTACCCATGCTTTTGGCTGTTTCAATCAAACCTTTTTGAAAATACTCGCCACCCATTCCGCCAGCGGTTTCCAACGATTTCCAGTCCATGAGCTTAACAACACCAGTGCTTAAAGCTTGGGACATCTGATACTCAGCTCTAGCCAAATCTGTGTTGCTTGTTCCGGTACCAGCTGCCAAATTAGAAAAGCCTTTGATCGCAGCGGTTGCTGTTTCTAGATCGACACCCTGAGTCGTAAACTGTCCAATCGCTCTCGTCATGTCTTGAAAAGAATATACAGTATCATCCGCATATTTGTTCAATTCACTTAGCGCTTCGTTTACGTCATCAAGCGTTGTTCCTTTACTTTTGGTATTAGTTAAAATGGTCTGAATGTTATCCATTTTGAGCGTATACTCATTCAAACCATCAGTAATAGAATCGATAGATAATGCTTTAGCTATCGTCGTTCCTGCTGATATCGCTTTGTCTGTTATTTGTTGAATTGTACGTTGCCAAGCAATGCCCATCGTCGAAAATTTGGAATTCAGGGAATCGATTCCGGAAGCAACCCCGCTAACGTTCAGTGCTTTGTTAATCGCGGAGCCTAAAGTATCTACTCCAGTCTTTACTCCAGAAAAATTTAATGCTTGTTTTAGCTTTGCAAGTGTCCCTAGCGTAGTTTTGGCTCCAGCCTCAAATTGCTTATTGTTGAATTGCATCTGAACGATACGATTGTCTATTGAGCTCATGTAACTTTAGAAACCTCCCTCCACGCTTTATCTGCCATCTTATCGAACAACTTAGTCAATGCCGGGTTTATGTAATCGATGCCCGTAACATATCCACCGTTTTTAGTTGCATGCCCATATTGTATTAGCATAGCTACTGGAATATCAGTATTCTCTGCCATGTTATCATTAACCCATATGAGTTTTACCTCATTTTTACCGTAAACGATTTCATAATCCCAAGACTTTGCAGTTTTACCGGTATCGACCGGAGTGTTTCGAGCAAGAGCATCCACGCCAAGTCTACCATATTCTTCTAGAATCGGTCGCAGATTTATGTTCGACGCTTTTCTTAATAACGTTTCAGTATTTTTGAAATTACCTCCGGCTGTTACCTTAATCATTGAATCACACTTTCTTAAGATATTTCGAATTGCAGTACCCGGTGTACTTTCCAGACTGCACAAGATACCATTTTGAATTGCTCACGGTAGTATAGTATCCATAGCAATGGACCTTAGTTCCGTTCTTAAACGCGGTAACCACATTATCACTTGTAAGCTTACCAGGAATGTAACGGCAGTAAAGCGAGGTTGCAGTAACAGAGTAAGTACCTCTGATCGAATCTGACTTAGACTTAGCTGCGGCTACTTTTGAGTTTGATGCAGGTGCTGAGGGCTTGCGTGCTGCAGTCGTGGTCTTAATACCGAGTATCTGATTAACTCTAGCCTGAACTGTATTATAGTCCAAGCCAAGAGCTGCGATCCGCTTCTTTCGATCCTCGCCGTTTCCGTACTTGCCAGCGATGACATTCTTGGCGGCCTGCTCAACGGTAATAGACGGCTTTACAGTCGAAGAATTCGATACGGTTGTCTTCTTTCCCATTTTAGCCGCAACATCGTTCTTAAATTTATTCCAATGCTGTTCATCATTGGTGTCGGTTCCGCCAGCGCTTGCCGGTACAAACCATTTCGGACACACTTTCTTAGTAACGTCGTAGTGGCGAATAAGTCCACCATTTGTCGGGTTTAGACCGTAAATCTTGCACAGTTCGGCGCACAGTTCTACTGCCGCATTGTATGTAGCAGCATTGAATTTACCAGTCCAATCCGGATGACAGCACTCGATACTTACAGTATACGGATTTGCCTGATTGGTACACCAACTTTCTTCACCATGCGGGATACATCTTACGATTTCGCCAGTAAGTCCAATAATATAATTCGAACTTACCGAGCGGTCCGTATTGTTGAAGTAGTTGCGATTTGCCATTGCGCTTGAACCTGGATTAGCGACCCAATGAAGCGCAATGGCTGTAGTTCTTCTTCTTTTGTTACCTGGTCTATTATGAGTCAGGTATGCGTTTACGAAGTTCATAAATATACTCCTATCCTTTACTGCCGCTAATTCTTCTTCTAGCAGCATTCAGATTCTTGTTTTGGCTCAAAATATTTCGTTTAGACATATTCTGTGGTTTCTGCTGCTTAATATTGACAACGCTTATCAATGTTAATAAACGATTTATATGCCATTTTTGGCACTCGAAAGGTATTCCGAGAAGAACCATATACGAATAAATGACTTCTGACGTCATTATTTCTTGTCTGCCATGGCTGGATGCTCGGTTGTTTATGGTAGTCGCTGTATTAGAGTCGTTACAATATTTTAATATTTTTGTTACATCATTGTCTGTTAAACTGTCATATATGCATGGATCTGGACGATTCATGGTCATGCATTTTATGTAGAACATAAGTTCGTCATCCGTTATTTTTTTAAGCATATCTTTGCTAAGGAATGGCTTCTTGTATTTCTGCTCCCATTTTGAAATGCTGATCAACGAATGCTCCAGTAACAGTTCACCATCGCACCCAGCATAGCAGAATTCTTCAACGACTGGATCCCATTTTTCAATTTGCTGTAGACTTAACTGTAGCATTGCTATCCGCCTTCGGGATTACACCCTGCAGAAAATTGTTGAAAGAGTCGGGATTGTCGAAAAACTCACAGATGAGCTGGTTGTATGCATCAGTCTGCTCGAATGCATCGCGCAGCTCGTCACTTTTGATGAAACGACGATTATTCTCGGATTTCACACCGTAAGATCTAAGAACAATATCTTTGATCATCGGAAATACTTTTGTAGCTTCAGCCGTATTGATGATTGCTTTCATTCTCTCGATCATGCCACCCTCATAAGACAATTCCATTTCGGTCAGTTCGGCACGATTCAGATTGAACCAGAAATCCTGTGTATATGTATTCCCTGCGTAATCTTCGCAAGTGATTGTTTTCTTAAGCATAGTAAAAACTCCTTTCGCATTGTGCGTTTTTAATTTTTGTTGTACTCTTCTTGCATAACTGTTACTTGAGCAGCACATTCAATGTGTTTCTTGTGCAATAATTCATACATGGCCATTGTGTCCTCAGGCAGCTTACTATCGGTCATTAGCTTCTTAGCCTGCCTATGGAGAATATTTGCGTGACCCATCTCGACTGTGGATAACTCGTAAAATGTCTTAGCCAAATCTGGGTTTGTTGCTTTTAGCTTATTTGCCCAGCATGCGTATTCTTTAGCGCCGTTGACTTCGTCATCGATCATGTCAACCAATGTTGCGATAATTTCCATTATAATCTCTCCTTGGCTCGGGGATGGCCCTAGATCCCAATTACTTTGACCCGAACGTACGTCAAAAACCCCATAGCAGATTCATGACATTTTGAATATTGTGGATTATACTTCTGCGTCTTTGAGAATCTCCAGAATTTCTCCGGGCAGCGGCAGAGTCGGAGCTGTGGTTGTCGTGCCGTACAGCTTGTCCTCGATCGCCTTGAGCTTAGCTGCACCCTTGGCATCCTTCAGCAATGTTGCCGAATCGATGACCAGATGTGCAGTTGGCTTATGACCAGCCACATTGATCGGATTTGTTGTGATTTCCCAAGAGAATGTGATCGCTTCAGGAGAATCGTTGATCGTCGCGTATGCTCTCTCGGACGGGGATGCTGTGGCATTGTAGATGAGATGCAGCTTATAGCCGTAATCATTGCCCTTTACATCGTTACCCTGAACAGACCGGAAACAGAATCCAAATGCTTTTCTTGTCTGCTGTCCGATGCTTACTCCCGGAGCCAAATCTACGGAACCATCGCATTCTCCCCATGCATCTGGATATGTATATGCTTCGATTGTAGCACCAAATTCCTCCGCAGAGCGAAGAGACAGATACTTAATATCATCAGCATACAAAGCGGTTTCTTCTGCCCCGGACGGAGATTCTGTCACCGCAGTCAAACCATTCCAGGCTACGCCATCACCGTATGCTCCTTCATCGTTCATCACATACAAGACGCCCTGCTTGGTACCAGTTTCATAAAGTCTTTCGCCTGTTTCGTCCCAGGTCAAAGGTCCCATGGCCATACTATCTTCCTCCTTTTAATAAAAGATTTTGAACACCTCATGATTGAGATTGTTCGACGTGAAATGACGATCATAGATACATGTTTCAAACTCAGTTGCCATTCTTTTAATTAACGGATTATCTGGGTCAGTACCTATAAGCGTGACAGTATACCTTAACGCAAACGTGTACGGCATATTATTGGCAAATTGTGTATCGCCGTCAGACCGCTCGTACACTATGCAAGGATACTTCATTTTAACAGTTTCAGGAGGCTGAAAATAGACGTTTCGGCTCCCAAGGATATCGCACAATTCCTCGTGCAATTTAAGCCGTCGGTCCATTATACACACCTCCAACTGTCAGATTTAATCTCGGATAGGAAATGTCAATATTGTTGACTTTCCAATAAGCTCCGAGAAATTTAATGTAACGGATAGCTGAGAAATGCTCATAGGCAAAAGGATCTGCAACGATGGAGATCTGATTCGTAATATTTACGTTATCATTCAGCGTTTCGGTTCCCTCCCATCGACTGGCGGTTCGCGTAAGGTCTCCACGATATGTACGCTCCTTAACACTTTCTGTCCACACGCCAGGACTGGTTTCTTCGCTAACCGCAAATCCTATAATTCCGTAGAATTTTGCCATTTTGATTTCCTTCCGTTAAATTCGTTCTTAGCCTGCAGTAGCTACTCTGTGCTCGAAGCTGATTGCAGAGTACGGCTTGGTCAGGGCACCAGAGATACGGGTTTCAATCAGATACTTCTGCTGATTGTAGTCGATATCGAAGTCGTCGAACATGGTCACCTGACCGCCAGCGTCTGTACCGATGGTGTAGTCGATCGGATTCACCAGGATACCATCCAGAAAATAATCTTCTTCCTTTGTATCGCCGAGGGACTCATCCTTAACCTTATGCTTCGCACCTTCCATTACCGGTACAGTAACAATCTTGAAAACACGCATAGCGGTTGCCAGGTCAGCAATGGAGTCGTACAGCTTTCTGCCAGTTGTGTCTTCCAGCAGGAGCATTTCAGTCAATACATCTTCTGTAGTCCAGAATGTAGGATTGCCAGAACCCTTGTATTCCTTACGAGCCTTTACAACTCGCTTGATCAGATCCTTAGCACGATCGGACTCGGTAGTTGCTTCGGCGTACTGAGCACGAGCCTTCACGGTGTATACATCACTGTCGGTCCAGATCGGACGAATGTGATCTTCGGATACCTTGTCTTCAGCCACGGAGCTACGGCCGTCGCCAACGAGAACCGCACGAGCAATTTCCTCATCCAGCATAATACGCATTTCGCCCTTCAGCCAAGCGACCACGTTGAAGTCGGTGATGTCCAGAATATCATCACGATCCAGCTTCTGCTTCTTGTAAATGGTCTGCGGATCAGTGGAACGCTTCAGAAGAGCGATAACTTCCTCCAGCTTCTTCTTTCCCTTGATATAACCCTTTGCACGAGCTTCGTCGGCAGTGATGTTTGCGTGGATAGACTTGATACGGGTAAACGGAGCGTGCTTGGTAGCACCCATCAGAGTACTTACCCATTCGGTCTCACGCTTGATGAAATCCGGGGAATCGCTGATTGCCTTAGCGTCCGGGAACAGCATGTTGATGTCTTTTACACCGTACTGATCTGCATGGGACAGAACTGATTCCTTCAGAGATCCCAGCCGTTTTGCATCTGCGAAGATTTCATTCATATCGTCGTGAGACAGTACGAACTCCTCGGAATTGTTTTCTGCGTCAAACATGTTGTGCTTCACGTCTTTATCCTCCTTATTTTCTTTGTTCTTGTCGCCGCCAAGGGCCTCACCAACAATGTAATACAGAACGTCTTTCTGTTCTTCGGTCATGGAGTCGATTACATCCTGAATAGTCTTCTTATTCTTAGAATCAGCCACAGCTTTTTCCTCCTTCGTGTTGTTAGCGTTCTCAACGTCGCCATGAACAATCGGACCCTCTGGATCCAGATCGATAGCATAAGGCTCGCTGTAGATGAAAGCTTCGTTTGTTTCATTATCAACATCGTCGTGCGCTACGACTTCGTCAATATAAGCTCCTGGATTTGCACCAGCCAAGACCAGACTGACTTCACGAATCGCACCATGAACTACATCCGAACCAACTTTCTTGATATGATTAGCCCAAATAGACAGTCCGTTGATGTCTCCGTGCTTTACCAGCTGCTTGGCGTATTCGCCGTTATCTGTATCATTGAACAGACCGTAGGTATAGACACCGTCTTCTCTGTCCTCAAGTAGACACTTACCCAGTACGTTCGTAGGCTCGTTATGCTGGTGAGCCCAAACCATAGGTACTACCATTCCGTCACAGTCTTTGAATGCGCCATGTCGAATGGTTACGCCATCAGAGCATCTGCGATCGTTTCTAGTCGCATAGCCACCGAAGTCGTATTTAACAAAATCTTCTGCCATTTTGATTTATTCACCTCGTTTAATCCAAAACTTGCGCTCCGGACTTTTTAATGATTGAATCGATATACTTGGATGCCTTGTCGTTTTGAAGTCGTTCGAGCGCACCGTTGACAGCTGTTCCAGCCTCGCCATTATTCGCAATGTTCTTATTGACAAGTTCATCAGCTCTAGGCGCAGAACTGGGCTTATAGCCGATGATAGCTCTGAACTCATTCGAAGATAGGATTTCATTTCGAGTAAATCTGTCTGCCAGATCAGCAAGCTGTGTAGTAGGTACGAGCTTGAATGGATCTCTGAAGAATTCGATAGAATGTCCTTGAGTCCTAGCTGTCTTGGTCAGCCACTTACGTTTCATCTCAATCGTGATGACTGAGAGGAAAGGTTCGATAACACGGTTATAGTAATTAAGCATTGTCTGCTCATTTGCCGTTCCGTCGAAAATTGTCTTGTCCATTCCAAGCTGTCCGAATAGCATATTCGTCAAATACTCAATCTGGGACATAAGATTGTTCTCGAGAGAGCGGTTAAGCTGAATGACTCGCTCAGTACCGTCAGTATATGCGATGCCATACTTGGAGTTGGCTAGCTGATCCTCGATCATTTGCTTACGACGATTAGCCTGTTGCTCCTGAGCTTTGGTCTTGATTGTATATGGAAGCTGAATGATCAAATCCAACTTACTCGATCCAGATTGCTCATCGATGGCATCCAGCAAATTCAGTTTTCGAATCAGCCGTTTAAGAATACCATTTGGCTCGTTCATAACCGAGTAAAATGGATTCTCAAGAAGAACACAGCATTTCTTTGCAACGCGCAGATTCTTATGCTGGCAACTTCTGTCATCATAAATATCCACCGTCACGTAATCTGCAGACCACTTAACAACTCTGCCAACGCGCATACTGTAAATATTATACGAATCGTTGGTATTTGGATCGACATCACTTTCATATGGAACTACAGCAACGCATCCTTCATCGCACATAGACATTACCATATCCTGAACAAAAGCTCGGTATGTCTGGTCCTTATTGGGTGAGAGGGTTAGACATTCGTTTAAGCTGTCAGCTATGGTTTCAACGAAATTTCCGTTTACGTCTACTTTGACGTGTTCCATTTTGATTGATGCGACGTCGAGTGCTATTCGATTATAAATTGACATGATGATAGAACGTTCATTGCTGATGAAACGACGTGTTCTATCGGGTTTTGACGAAGACACAATCGAACCTGTGCTAGCGTCAAGTTTTTTGTATTCATCTGTGGGATCTCTGCTAAAGAAAGCATTCCACAGTCTCTTTCCTAAGCCCATAGAGACCCTCCTTTTATTCGTAACTATCTTTATGGATCTTAAAGGCGACAAACGCATCTATCAATGCTGATACGTTATCGATCTTTTGCTCGTAGCGTTTCTTTAAAAGCTTACGATTTCCGTTGGTATCTTCCAACGTAATGCAATTACCCATGCAATACGTCATAAGACTTTCATCGTGAAGTAGGCACTGATCTTCAGCCATTTTCTTAATCTCGCCTAGAGGAACACTTTCTGTTTTAGCGCCCTGGATTACTTTCTCAACGCCATATGGACTGTTTTCCTTGCACCAACGCTCTACAAAATACTGTGCGTTATATGGGTCGTAACCAAAACTACGAATCTCATAGCTACACGAACGTATATGCCGGTCAAGATCGTCGAAGACGTTGTCAATGTCCAGCACGGATCCATTCATAACTACCAGAGTTCCTTCTTTCATGAATTCCTCGTACTTTGCTCTCATTGCCAGAGGGAGTTTGAACAATGTGCGCTCTGTTATGTAGCTTCGCACCTTGCATGCAAACGTACCATCCGGTAACGGAAATAAAAACGTGAATGCGCAAAAGTCATCTCCCTGGGATAGATCGGCTCCTAGAGAACAAGGCATGCCCCAGTAAGATCTCTTTCTTGTCGGCAAGGTTTCCTCATAGGTGAAGAAATATGTGTAACCCTCCATGGGCAATCCAAAACGTTTTGCCAAAATATCGTTTCTGGCTGACGGATTCTGCTCAGCTTTTTCAACTGCTTGCTGATAGACCTCATACGTTACAGTCTTGCCTAGATTGGGATTGGCTTTTACCCACATGGCAGGATCAGCTACTTCTTTCACGTCGTCCAGCTTATACCACCAGATAGACACATGCGGATTGATGTATTCGCCTTTAAGAATCTTCATCAATTCCATTTTGATTGAATCGCCAGGTCCGTTTCGAACCGTACCCTCTGAACTCGATGCTACGATCAGATAGTCCTCATTTTTAGAGGCACCCTGTTCGATTGCTTCAACAACATCTTCTCGAATATCGCCAGAGAGCCATTCGTCAACTGTTGCAAGTATACAACGCATTCCCTGAAGCTTGTCAATAGACATTGGCTTAACTTCAAGAAGACTATTGGTAAACAGATTCTCAATGCCCTTCTTCGTGGCTGCGAGTTTCACACCCTCCGGAGAACGAGTATTGTGCACTGATCCCTGAGTATAGAATTTAAATAGAGGTCCTGGTGCTCTTGTAATAGCAGTCCTGAATGGAGCCATTACTTCATCCGCCTGCCTCATTGTCGGGGCTGTTGTGATCTGTGATGTGGTTTGAGTGTTGACTGTAAGCTGATAGGCATGATGAGTTTCATCGTAAACAGATTTGGCCGCGCCACGAGCGATAATCAGATACTGCTTGTTTATAAGACGTTTCTTGATTCGTTTGGTGACGTAATGACCGCCTTGATGATCTTCGCTCGGCTCATAGACACTTCTCTCGACAAAATAATACCACCCGTAAACATCTTCAGCCCAAAGCTTAAATGTATCGAGTAGTCTCATCGGAGAGCCATCTGTTAGAGTCAATTCGTTTTCACAAAACTTAATGTAACCTTCAACCGCTTGGTCATCGTAGTAGAAATTCGGATTGGCAATGTTATCATCTATGCGATTCATTTGCATAGAGATTTCTCGATTAACAGGGATTTCACCGCGTAACACGGCTTTACGAAATTCCCCGTAATAGCGAGGCGTTGCTGTGTTACTTAGTGACATTTGTTACTCCTTATTTTTCGTTTTAATGCTTTAAGAATTTCTTCTCTTGAAAGCTCGTTACGTAGTATTCCATTTTGAATCACCCGCCTTATTTACCAGTCAATTCTTTAATGGCCAGTGCAACGCTTAATGCAGATGCTGTAGTGGCTAAGGCTGCGGTTCCAACTTGAAATGCTTTTTCTGCGTATTGCCGTCCTTTGCTCACTTGTGGTGCGTTAAATACGTCATTATACTGTCTCTCAAGATTGGCTCGATTTAATGCATCTCTCAGTTCTTGATCCGTAAAATTTGTCAAATCAAGTGGCGAAACGTTCTTATTCTTTGCGATGGTCTTATATAACTCAGACAGGTTTCTTGACAAATTTGAACCCTCGGAAGCGACGCTTTTAGCTCGAGTATAGTCCTCTTTAGCATAGCGTTTTGCGGACGGAATTAAAATATCTTCACCTTTTTTGGTTTTTTTAGAGTACATTCCGGTTATTTCGTCGTAATCCTTATAACCGCGTTCGCTAGCGTCCCGGTGATATCGTTTCTTACCCGCTTCAGTTAATGATCCGTCCTCGGTCTGATACCGACGCACACCCCACTTTTGACCTTTAATGCCATGATGTTCGATTACTGAGTCGTAGTGGATTCCGTAATATTCCATTTTGAATCACCCGCCTTATTTACATATTTGATTGAAGATACACCAAGGATTGCGCCGAGGGCTGTATCAATTGCGATGATTGTACTGGTGATCTGCTCGCCATACGGGATCCCCCAAATCATGGAGATAGCCGAAAACAATGTTGCGATTGCCGGCAACACCATGAGAGCAACCCACTTAAGACTGTCGTATACTGTATTAGACATGTTTTCACCCTCTTTCACTGTTCTTCTCATCGATGTCTGCGGCTTCTTCAGGGCTGACAATTCGCAATTGTGCACAGGCATTATAGCCTATCTCGCAATCCCCATTTCCGCCCATCTCTCGATAAGGACGGTATAAATACTCCAAAGTCTGTTTTTCTTTGAGTGTGATTGCTCCTCTGCGAATGCATTTGTCTGTCAAAACCATAATCTGGTAATGGCCGAGTCCGAGCAGCATTTTGGATGAGATATGTTCGTTGCTTTTCTTTTTGTCTTTTCTGTTGATCAAAAATTGAACGAACGACAATACTCCCGAAGATGTTAACGCTGTGATTACAGCAATGATTATGGATCTCGTTTCAGGACTCATCTGTTTCCTCCAATCTAGGATCAACTTCAACATTCATTCTCCACTCCAGTTCCTTGATCTCGTCTTTAATGGACTGCTGTGTGAACGAATTAGCCGGGGGATCGAAAACGAGTTTGACTTTCAAGTAAATATACGTCTTAACTTCGCTAAGGATAGCCTCGTCATCGCCAAGAAAATCATTCCAGGTTTCGTCTAATCCCGTAATAGTGAATCCAATAGCACCTACGCCGAGTTGATTTAGGATTCGTAATGCCGAATTTATATGGACGATCAAATCTGTGTCGAAACCAGTGAAATCGTCGTCCTCGACTCCACCTATCATTTTCTTAATTGTTCTTAGAATGCTGTCCACGACTGTTACCTCCGTTAAACTGGAGACAGTCGGAATTAGCATAACCTTTCAAACCGTGCTCTGAAACTACTTTGAAGAAGTGTCTATCGTCCCAGCTCCAAGCTTCGTCATCAGTGTTGACTTCTACGGTTTCATTCATTTTGATTTCGCCGCACGTTACATCAGACAGCTCGGTATCGGACGGATCAGCACGGAGTGACATGGCTTTGCATCCGACGATCTTAGCTTTCTTCATCTTATCACTTCCAGAGACATGTATCTCCAGGTTTTCTTTCACCATTGGGGATACTAAGTTTATTGTCTGTTCCGTAATGTATTATGTTGTGTGTATGAAAACAAGTCAATATTAAATTGTCCAAATCGAATAGCTTGTCAGAGCCCTCTTCGATATCGTCTATGGTAATTGGAACGATGTGGTGAATAATCGGCCTCTCGTAAATTATATAGCCGTCCACACCCAAATCACAACCCATATCCCGAACAATTACTTTCTTTCTTGTAAGTTTCCATTGACGGGAACGATAGAGTTCTTGATTAACATACCGCTCTACGCCAAACGTCTCGTAAGACACTTTACTATTGGTTCTCAGATACTCTAGTCGTTCTTCAAAAGACGGAAGAGTTATGAGCTCGCGATATGTTTTCACTGCTCGTCTCCTCCGTGACCTGAGTATTCTCTCATAGCGCTCAACGCGTTTTCATACAATTCCTTAATTTCGGCAGCTGACTCGAGCGCCTCCGTCTTAGCCTTAAGCAATTTCTTTTGCTCTTCCATCATTTCTTTTTCAAGACGTTCTTTGGTCGAGCCAAGTTTAAGATAATGCGTGATAACTTGAGACGAAGCCGTTCCTTCCATGAGCTGTTTTTCAGCTAGATCAACCGCGAGTGCAATCATCTGATTCTCTCTTGCTTCTACGGACATTGCGGTTCTTCGTTTTCTAGTTTCACTCATATGTTCTCACAACCTTCTCTCGCTATCGCGTGTACTTTATTCAGTGTGCAAATATCCTTACGCTTGGTTAAATGTAATTTTTGGAGGTATACATTTTACGCAATGGAAAGGAGTACCGAAGAATCGGTTTTGGAGGCAACCCAATGGCAAAGGAGATCGTAAATGCCTATAGGATACTTGCACACTCGATAAAGTACACGCGGTTAACGTGTACTTAGACAGATTAAAGCTCTGCCTTGCTTTTCATTTTGATTTAGTCAAGTTTAACAGCATAGCCGGTTACGTGTGTTACAGTTCCAGCAACGCCGGAAGAAGTTACGCCATAAGCCGGGCTGTTAACATGACACGGAACAGCAATATACCTTGTAGTCTCAACATGTACAGTGATAAGAGCATTAGCTACGGTCGTAACTGTTGCTACGGCCTCAGGCATTGCAACTCCATCTTTTGTCATCTGGATGATCGCAGTGCCAGCAGCTGTGGGATTCAGTGTAACGTCAAAACCAATCCGGTACAAACCGGAAGCCTTAACATTGAACCCACTGGACTGTGCGTTGATACACTTGCCTGTCGAAGTTACCTCTCCGCCAAGGATTGACAAAGTTGTAACCGCTTCAGTTACGGTCTGATTGCTGTTGGTGTAGGTTGTAGAACAGGATCTTACGTTGCAACCACAATTGTTACACATTCATATCCCCTCCTTAACAACCAGAGCAGCAACCTCCGCAGAACGGAGACATGCCAGCGTTGTAGGTAAAACCGTTCGGATACCGTACGACGTTGTTCATCTGCTGAGCCAACTGCAGCTGGGAAATCTGAGCCTGCTGTGCCGCGATTGTCTGCTCCAGCTGGGAAATCTGAGCCTGCTGTGCCGCGATTGTCTGCTCCAGCTGGTTCTTCTCCATTGCTGCGAACTTGGCATCGATGTTGGCGTTGATCGAGGCTGTGTTAATAGCCTGATTATAGTTTACACCATCGATAGCTCGCTGTGTTGTACAGCAGCACTGAGCCATCTGAGAAGACAGATCAGACTGAGCAGAGGATACCTGCTGAGCAAGATTTGCCTGACTCAAAGCCACTTCCTTGCCAAGCTGACCTACATTTCTCTGCATCTCATAGCCAAGATTGCAAATGCCGTTACCAAGGATCTGAGTCTGCTGCTGGTTCTGATCACTCAGTCGACCAACCTGATTCTGCAGATCGTTGAAGTTCATTGCGCTGCACAGTCCGGCTTCTGTTACCGGCTCGCCGTTACCGTTGGCATTTCGATTATTCCAGCCGCCCATTCCGAACATGAACAGAAACAGAATAATGATCCACCATGCGCCACCGCCGAAACCGTCGTAATCGTTGTTCTTGGACGCAGCCGCAATATCGGACAGAGAGTACGTGTTTTCCATAAATGTACCTTCTTTCATAGAATATATGTCATAGAGGTCTGCGCACTACCTCACTAACACCTACTTAAGAAATGCCTGCATTAGCGAAGCCTGTTGCTTCAATTGCTCAAACTGAGCCTGAGACATTTGGCCATTTGCAAGCATTTGCTTTACAATAGCTTCTGGGTTCTTGCCCTGCATCGTTTTCTTGAATTCAGCGAACTGAGCCATCATTTGCATTGGATTGCTGCTGGCCATTGTTCCGCTGTTTTGGGTTGCGTTGCTTAGCATCGCGAGAACCGGATTCACTTGGTTCATAAATATACTCCTCCAATCTAGCTAATCTCTGCTCAATAGATGAGAGCATTGTCTGCTGCTGATCTTGATGCGGAGAAATATCGAATGCGCTTACTGTTTTGTACCCAGCGCCATCTGTTGAAGCCAGCCAAAGCACAGGAGCCGTTTCGTCAAGCAGTAAAACCTGACTGTTCGGACCCATTTGAAAAGCTTCAGCTCCGTTTCTACCGTTCACTTTCACAATATCGTAGTGTGGCAGTTGCTGGTTCTGGTAACTTGTATTCATTCCGTTGCCAAAAGGCGACTGAAAAGAGTAATTTGGCATTCCGTACATGGGGTTTTGCATAATATCCAGATCCTTTCCATAGTTTGTTGCCTACTTCTGGAGACTTTTGCCCAAGAATGTTTTTCAAAAATATCACTTCGGGGAATTTTTGAGGAGGCCGGCGATATAGGAGGGGGTGTAGTTTTTTCGACCCCTCCCCAGGGTGGTCAGGCTTCAGAATATTCTCTTGAAACCTTTCTATAGCGATTCGTGAGATCAAGTCGAATGATGTCATCGATCGCTTGGCTCGTGATGAGCTCAATGTCACTGTCGCTCATGTCATCTGATACACGAGCAATGCGTGCAAGCAGCTCACGCGAGTAGTAGCCATGCGATACGTCCCATGTATACCATTCATCTGGCTGTTCGAATGGATTGAATGGATTGTCAACTGTTGTGATCATGCTTTCTCTCATGCTTTGTCACCTGCCTTCACCTTGACACTGCTGTTATTGGTCAGCGTAGATACTGATACGCCTACTCTATCTGCTACTTCAGCTAATGTGAAGCCATTGGACAGCAGCGTGTTGGCTAGACTAATCTTACTGGGAGTCATTCCAGCTTTTGCTTTAGGCATAGCAAGTTCCTTGACTCGGTCTTCATCTGCATTCTGCAGTATCTCTTCAAGAGTAGTCTTAGATACAGCCCCAGCTTGAATAGCTTCCCATTCTCTATCTGTTATCTTAACACGATACTTAGAAGCACCCACTGTTTCGCGGGCCTCTTTAATTTTAAGACCCTTTAGTTTCTTAATTTCCGAGTCTGTCATGCCAGGATTTGACATTTTTGCAGACTCAACCATAGAAGAAGCGATCAACTGAGCTTGTCTCTCAAGAGGGGCATTCTTTTTAGCTGTGTCAAGCTGTTTTTTTAAAGACTCCACTTCTTCAGAATATTTGGAACGGGCCTCTTTATTTAGGGTGGGTTCTTTTACGGAAATGTATTCTTTACGAGCACGGTTTCCAAGAGCTTTCATGTGATTCGCATAATCAGCATAGACCTCTTCCATGGGGAGACCTTTTCCAAACCCCCCACTCATTAAAGACCGGGCGTCTTTAGCTTCAAACATCTGGGTCGATGTTGTGGTTGGGGTCACGATTTTGCCAGTCTTTCTTGAGACATAGGGTTCACTCCAAAGGGTGTATTCAGATTTTCCGGTTTCCTTGTTATACTTTAACCGGCCTTTTGCATAAACTTTTTCGCCGGTGTCAGGATCAATTTCATAACGGCCAGTGGGATCTCTTTTCTCAACTCGAGTCTGACCACTTGCTCTTGAAAGAAGTGTAGATACCGAGGTTGAGTATCGCCCGGTTTCAGGATCAATGTGCCCCATGTATTTTTTCTTAAGAGCAGCTATGCCGTTCTCTTCATATGAACGTTTATAATCCAAATTATGTTTACCAGTGTCAATAATGACCATTGAATGGCGAACAGCTCTAGCGATTTCGTCAGGAGTGGCACCTTTCAAAGTCATGTCTGTAATCAGATTCGAAGCCATGCCCATTTCAATGTGTTCACGACGAGAACCCTTTTTCCATGGAGACTTTTCAGTGACACCAGGATATTCAAGCTTTGGATCAAAATTTTTCAAAGCTTCGAGTGGCTTTTGAGTCTTGATGTTGTGACCTTTAGTCGGGATGCAAACTACAGTATCGCCGTCAAAGTCTGCGCCAGATAACTGTTCAGCAACTTTTGGATGAATGCCAACGGCATCGATAGCATTGCCCATGATCTTCTTAGCTTCTGCATTCTTGTTGTTGACTATAAGGCGAGGAATTTCGAAACGACCGCCATGAGGATACCGTATAAGTACTACTTCTTCTCCGTTCTCCAGTGTTGGAGCATAGATTTGATTCTCCTTCATTGACGGAAACGGCAACAGAACCTTAGTTCCCTGTCTAGGCATAGCCGCGGCTTTCAATTCAACTGCATCTTTGTCGCATGCGTCGGCAAACTGTTTTAACTCGTGTTTCTTAACAATCGGATTAGTAAGCTCCATAATTTCCTGAAACTGACTATCCTTGATGTCCTTGGTGAGCTTTAACTGTTTCTTAACCAGGTCAACGGGCTGTTTCGCCAACATCTGAGAGGCCAAGGAACGAGACCATTTATTCCAGTCTCCTTCTTCGTTCATGATGTTCAAAGCACCGCGCTGTCCACCGGGTTTGATTGATACGCCAAAAGGGTTGATCGGGTCGTCAGACTGCGGTTTATACACCTTTTCATCGGGCGTTCCTCTTTTTTTGTTTGTATTGTAGACAATATCATAGCCATCAGGGATTGAATCGCTATAAAACGCCATACCTTTCATGTAGTATTTTCCGTCTACGCCTACACGAACCTGAGCATACGATGACGAGCCCAGGTCAAGGTCTTTTACACCCCGTCTAAGTTCCAACGTACCATCTTTGTCTACACCACCGTCTTCAGCATAACGAATATAAACACGTTTGCCAGAGATTTGTTCTGGTGCATGGAGTTTCGTATATGTAGAGCCGCCGTCAGTGGATGCTACGTCGTCAATATTGTGAATCTTGTCTTTGTTTTGAATAACATATTTCCATTCCGTATCAGGCGGAGCAAGAACTGTTACTGTTGTCTTCTGAGTACCGTTTCCAGAGACGTTGGCAACTTGAATTTTATGACGCGTATAACCTTTTTCCTCCAACGCCGCAACAGCTGTGTCCAGACGGACTTTAGAAATGCCCAGATGTTTTTCGACGCCTACTCCGACGTCAATCATACCTTTATTTTTGATCTGATCCTCGAGCATATCCATGGTTGAACCAAGCTCATCTTTACGAATGTTTCCCGAATCTTTCAGCCATCCACGAACAGTAGACTCATTAGTCTCCATTCTTTTAGCAATCGCGACATTGGACATGCCTTTATCTTTCAGTTTCTGTGCATACATCACATTAAACTTTTTGATTTCGTTAGCAGCCAATGATTTCTTTGCTCGGAATTGGGTTGATGATAGACCCATTGACTCCCAGATCTCACGATCAGTCATACCTTTTTCTTTCAATTCAGAAACATTCGACATAAAGTCTCTGCTTCGCTGAAAGGGGTTGTCGCCAGATCCCCAAGGATATCGACCCGAGTGTCTAGGCGTTCCATAATGCTCGATAACATCCGGATCGTCGTCGAGCGTAGAAATATAATTGTCATAGATCTCGCACTGGTGCATGATCTCTTCGTCTGTCACGTGTCACCCCTCCTTAAGGATTTATTTTTAATTGTTCAAGAACTGAGTCGAACTTGATGATTTTATTCTCTATATCCATAATTCGCTCGGGAATCGGCTCATGTACCAGAATATCATCATTCTGATAGATACGCAATTCGGCTTGAATTTCTTTTGGATTCTTGTCGTATTCCAAACAGAATAAGGCCATGTAAATCTCAAGCTGTTCCATATGAGCCGGTATAGCACCGGTCTTCAAATCGTGAATTCTTAAGAATCTGGTCTTTTCATTGTAGCAGATTGCATCGGCGGTTCCAAAGCAATTGTCTGAATAATATAATACGGTTTCTGGGCTCATGCGATACTTAAGTGCATCGTTCACATACATATTTAGTGTTGTATGCGTATTCTTAAGCGGAACGCCTAACTCAATTAGCTCTTTAGCTAAGTTGTGTTTTCTCGTTCCGATCAGCTTGGCCATAGAATTATGATACCGAGCGATCAATTGATCTTCAGAGTAATTTAGCCAGCTATGCTGTGATGCCCCAAGGTATGCATGGGCTCCTTCAAGGCTGGAATGTCTGTTCCATTTCATTGAGAATTACCTCCTTATTCTCTGGAAAGATAAAAGCAGCATATGACATGCTGTTGAATAAAGAAACGTAATAGTCTTGATTCGGGCGATGCGGTGCATCTTCTGATCTTTTAGTCTCAAGCATAGCCCAACGATTACCATAATAAATCGTTAAGTCTGGAATACCTTGCATATAATTCGCATCGTTCTTGACTACTACGCATCCTTTGAATCTTTCCTTTAGCTCTTTAATCAAGATCGATTGGAATTTTGACTCGACCATTACATTTCACCTCCTTTGCTAAAGATAATAGAGATGGCATATTCTCCCTATCCTCTCCATAATAGGGGTTGTAAAAAGCGCGAAACAAAATACAGCCTATTTCCGGCGTATTTAGGGCAAAACAAAAGAGCCCGTGTAAATTTCACGAACTCCCTTGCTATTTGGTTAATCAAAGATCGGATAAAGATCTTTTACATACTCGAATGTATAGCCCTTATGCGACGACCTCATGCCTTGCAAGCAAAGATAGACACACCCTCTATTTCCATCAATACGATCTGCAGCTTCGTGATATGATGGAAAGATTTCATCCAGTTCTATAATTCGAACCATCTCATGCTTTGGGCGTCTACCACGTCCACCTAATCTATAGCGAGCCAAAATATAATCACCTCGCTTTAGAATGGAATGAATTCCTCATTGTAGAAATCCTCTTCGTTGAACTTCTTCTTGTTATTGAGAGCGCGTCTAATATTTTGATCAATGCCAGGAGCTGCCAGATAGTAATAAAACAGATCTTTGAACGGGGTGTTCAGTCTATCAATTCTTCCAGCTGCTTGCGTCATTATCTTGTATGAATAGTTCAGACTGTAAAATATAATTGTGTCTGTGTCGATACAGTTCCATCCCTCGGCACCGGCCGTATACTGAACCAGATACGTCCATCGATCAGTTTTAGGAACTGGCTGATGTTTTTCTCCGTTCCATTCTCCATACTCGATCTGAGCTTCGTTCATAATATCTCGCAAGATTTCAAGCTCATATGTGAAGTTGTAAAATATAATTGCTCGTTTATGTTCAGCCATTAGCTTACGGATGATAGTACGCCGAGTCGGATCAGTGTTCACGATTTTCCGCAACACATAACAAGCGGATGCTGCATTGACGCATGGTTCATTCTTGAACGGGTCCCATATGCCTCTGACACAATCTTGATACATTGCTTCGTTTCTACCAGCTGTTATGAATGTCTTATGGAGAATGGTCTCACGCTCAAACTTCATCGGAACCAGAATTGATGCTCGCAATCTTGATAGCTTGTCTGTGTTAATATAGCGATCAATCTTAGGGTATTTAGCAAAGCGTGCAAATATAATGTGCTCACGAGTGAACTGTGTTTTGTTCTTATAGAACCCATTAGCAATGAGCACTGGAATATAATCGGACCACGTATCGCCTGGAGTGGCGCTGAGAAGGATCCACTGGTTCACTTTCGAAATCTTTATGAACGATTTAGACCAAGCACCATAGCCAACTACTCTCTGTTCATCAAATATAAAAAACGAATTCTCCACGTTCTCATATTTGCCAATGTTGTTCCAAGAATCAACCACGACCTTTACGCCGTGAGGAGAAGCAGTCGGATCGGGGGATAGCAGAAAATGTGCCATATCGCCTTCCCATTCGTGACTATCTCTTTTACGAGCTGTAGTAATAATATACAGATCCCGTTTCTTTTTGGGATCCATTCGTTTATCCTTACCGCCGCAAACTTTGTTGAAATAGTACGCTAACGAGGTGATAGATTTTCCACTACCCACTCCTCCAACCAGGATGCATCCGTTATGCATCTTTTTCAAGGCTTTCTCCTGATGAGAGTATAATTCCATTAGAACGGAACTTCCTCGCTTCCCATATTTCTCTGATACTTACTTGCAAATTCGTCTTCGACGATTGTAACGTACATTGTCTTGAGATATGCCTTGACTCCGCTACTCCCGTTTACTTTCCAGCAATACGGACGGACAATCATGTCGACATTGGCAATCTCGGCATAATCCAGCTGATTGACTGTTGTTTCGTCAAGCGGAGCCATATTATTTGACGTTACCAGCATAATCTTCGGAGGAATATGTCCGAATGCAACACTTACCGGCAGCCAATAGGTCGGAATGTCGCCATCTTCTCTGGGCGGTAGCTCCTTTATATTCCAGCCATCTTTCTTCATCATCGCAGCAAGATCAACGTCGAGCACAACACCGAAGTTTCTGCTGCCTTTCTTATTGAACTTGCTCTCTTCGCCAGAGAAGTTCCGGAAGATGATATGTGCGTTCTCGATCGAAATGTTACTCAGTGCGTTCATAAATATAATCTCCTTTAATCTTAGAATGGGGTTTCAGCATTCGCAAATGCATCGAAGTCTCCGAATTGTGATATGGCCATGACTGCGTCATCTGCCAACTTTGCGTAATAGCGAATATCAATGTCTTTCTCCAGGTGCATCGACTTTACCTGTTCTGCTTCTCTCCACAAATATCCATCAGTACCGGTGGCGAGCGCGTACTTGCTAGGAACCTTTAATGGCTTACCCTTTTCATTCACGCCGCCACACTTGTCATACGCGGCTTTCTGTTTGATGTATGTTTCTCCTTTATCTCGCATGAGGAAACCACCGCCAGTTCCAGGTCGAACCGGACAGAATCTACCGACTTTTCCGACGAATTTATAATCGTGATAACCCTCAGGCTGATTCTCAGATCGGTCAAGATAAAATGCTGTTTTAGTCTCGAACGTTTCACAAAGATCGTCAAACACGACATCTTCATGGGTGAACAATGTCTTAAACACATATGGAACCTGGAATTGTTTACCGGTTGCTGTCCATTCTCCGTCATGCTTACCACCGTCATACCGAGCAATATAAGTCGACTTGTTTACTAGACAGATCTTCTCGTATGTGGCTTCGTGATCGAAGTTATATCCGTACTTGTGTCCAAAGTCGTTGACAAAATCAATAATCTCCTTGGTAATATTCGGGATTTTAATTGAATCTGTCTTGACATGGATAACCTGAACGCCCATATCTTGGAGCTTTTTCTTCAGTGTCATCATGAATAGAGCACCACGTTTAGCTACAATGTTGTCTACATTCTCCGGAGATTTAAACGGATTTGCAAACGTAGCACAGGTATAGCCGTAGATAGAGTTGATGATGATCTTCAGGGCCTTAGCCAGTTTGTCAGCCTGCTCTTCGCTTTCCAGATACTTTGCTAGTACACCGCCAAGCATTCCGCGAGCTTTCTCGATATCATGATGCTTGATAGCAAGACGAGCTTCCAAAATATCTTTGTATCTCCACGTATATTCGCCAAACAGATTCAGAGCGATGATAGAATGCGGATGTAGTGATTCCACGTCGAGTAGTCCAGCTCTGAAATATATGCCAGGTTCTGCATATACATAACCGCCTTCAGAAGGATCCTCTCCCAAATATAAACTCTTGCCATTCTTGAATTCGTATCCAGGAAATTCCTTACTGAGGTCTGTATAAACAAGCATAGGATTCTTATCATTGCCAAATATAATTTTTGTACAATGCTGTCTCGTAGAATGATTTACGCTCAATCCGCTCAAATCGGCAAGAACCTCTCGAGCGATAAAATCCTGTTTGCATGCGTCGAACGTTGCCTCTGTTGCATCCACATCATTGCAGCAGTAATCTGCTACCTCGTTCCAGTGCTCCTTAGACAATGGCTGATCCCAGGGATACGAGTTTTCCATATGATGGATTCCTAACTCGATCTCCCATTTCTTCAGGCTCTGCTTTTTGGAACTGAAATCGTAAATGTCAGCATAACTCAAATTATATGCCTCAGCAAACGAAGAATTCAAAGAGTTCTCGATAATTCGCTGAGACAATCTGAATAGCTGGTCATTAGAATATCCTTGCAGCCATGCGTAAAGAATATGGTTATCGTATTTCCGATTGTTAAACCCAACTAGCTTTTTCTTGCATAACTCCTCGATCTCGATCGGCTTAGGATTAATCATACGTATAACTTCGGACGATCCCTGATACTTCCAACAGCATATGAACACATTCGGAAATACCTCGACGTCGAAGAATACGATCTTGTCTTCCTCAGGTGAAGAAATATAATCACTTGGCTCATCACTCTTCCAATGCATTTTGTTCATCAGCTTCAGGCAGTACTGACTATTGTTTGTGCTATTTACAGCAAACTCCATGATAGCCGGTCGCATGTCTGTGATGTCATATTTCTTTCCAGCATTGTAAGCATCTTCCGTCAGCTTGAAAATATAATCCATAGACGGCTTGGTGTAGCCATGGTATTCCTTGTTGAGATTCTTCTTGATCATGCAACGAAGCATTCTCTCATTCTCAACAACTTTAAAATCGAGCATTTTCTTCTTTCCATCTCCTTTCAAAGGGAGTCCACTGGAAATATGAGCAATCTCTCGATCATTGCACTTGGTCAAACGTCGTCTAAGACTCGCATCACCAGTGTATACCTTTACCTCCACGTCTAGATCATATACTCGACTAAGTTCTGTTGGATCACCATCATACCAGTAATGCAAATGAATTGCAGAACCAGATTGACTGACCTCTGCGTATGTCTCTGGGAATTTGCTCGCTGCCTCCAAATTAGCGTCTAGAGATTTCTTTCCGTCTACTTTGATGTCAAAATCCAAAATGATCAAACTTACTGGAACCTTTACGTAATGCAGTTTTGACTGATCTAGATCACGCAGTTTTGTCTTAACCTTAGGCCACTTATTCTTTGGACCACCTTGATCTGTAGCATACTGAGCCGGATACTCTGCCAAAATATCATCGAGTTTGCACTTTCCGTCCTTTGGCTCTTCGAACTGTAACCATTCTGGAATATCAGGCTCTGGCTCTTCTTCGACTTTAAACTTGATCGGGTTTTCGCTATCAAACTCGACAATGTCATCAGCAAACAAGCTTCGCCTAAATCCGCTGTACACGTGACGGATCAGTTTACCATCCAGCCTAGCACGGTCCCTGTATGACTCAAAGTACTCTCTGAGCTGTTCTCCAAATATAATTCGTTTGGGGGCATAGCCAAGACCGGACTTCTCGAAATAATCTCGATACCAGTCGTAAGCCATGTCTCTGCTAATCGGATCCGTTCGAACAAACTCGTCATACTTATCAAATATAAAATTACGAAGAATGTTCGACTTATTGATCATCTGTGTCGGACTATATGAGTTGTAATAATTCTTACCCATGGCCTCGAATACCTGTATACAATGATATGCAATCGCCCCGAGTTCAAATCTCATGTTCTCTACACAAATATCATATTCCTCTTTCGACAAGGTTCTGCCCGTAGGATAGACATCAATCATGCGTCGAACAATTCCTCGCTTGGTATCAGGAACATCAACAATCTCGTTTGTCCCTAAGAATATAAATGAACTTATTCTCATCGGATACTGGGGTTTACCCTTCTCGTTGATGTAGATCGTTTCGTGTGAGACGAGAGAGTTAAATATACTGTTGTCGTGGATCTTGCTCATGTCACAATCGTGGTGAATTGCAACAAGAGGGTTGTCCTTGAATGCCGCGGTCGCAAATTGATTGTTTCGTGATACGAGCGCATTAACATCAAAAGCTGTCCAATATCCCTCGAATAGATCTTGAATCAGATTCATTACAGTTGACTTACCGGTACCAGGTGCTCCGTATAACACGATGAACTTTTGGATATGTTTTGACTCGCCTGTAAATATCGAACCAATTGCCCACTCGATCTTTTGTCTCTCCTCTGCACTATAACAGGTTGACATAAACTTCTCGTAAGCATTGATGGTTCCTTTGGCTATGGAATATAATAGCCGTTTTGATCTATACTGCGACGGTTTGACTTCTGCATCGATCGGCGTGATGTCTGAATCGAGCGGATGGTAATTGTGATTGGGCGCTACTTTGGTTAAAAATTCCTTCCACTCTTTCAGTTTCTTGGTTTGATAGTTATTGATAGACAGGACCTTAACTGGTTTTCCAATATCGTTGACCAGACGTCCGTCGTCCATCTCTACGAACTTTTCTCTTGCAAAAGAATATAATTGCTCATCAACAAGATCTATCGCCTCCGATTCGTCTGTGATCCAGAAATTCGTCTTCGGATCTAACACAGCATAAAACCGGTTGCCTTTTGTCATGAAATCTTTACCGTTTGCTTGGAACTCTGGATGGACCTCAATTGTTCCGTTTTTTGTCTCAGAAATACACGGTTTTACATATTGCTTCATTTGTTATTGTCAACCCCTCCTTTCCGTGTATTTTAGGTCTTTCACGAATATTTCCAAAAGTGTGACAAAATTTTGTGATGTCGTTTCTCATATATATTAATTTTATATATAAAAAAACAACAAAAAAAGTGTCACTTTGTCACACAAAGAAAAAAACCACGCAATTTCGGGCTTTTTTGGACTTTTTGGGTGTGACAAAAGTGTGACAAACCGTTTTTATTTTGTCACATTTGTCACACTTTTTGGCTATTTTTGCTGTTTTTGGCCCATTTTTGAGTAAAATTATGCTTTTCGCAATATCACAAAAATAACGTTTTCGAAAAACTGCAAATTTTGTCACACTTTTTGTCACACTTTTTAGCCCGTTTTCACTCAGATAAATCACCCCAATTTTCGTTCAAATACCACTGAAAACTTGTGTAAATATCGGTGTTTCTGAGGTCCTCATATTGCCTTCCAAAACGCCTTGTCGGGTACGGAGAACCCCTTCCATCAGGCCCAAACTGACGGTCTAACCACCTCAAAATTACCATCTCAGCATAGCACATTCCGTCATAAGACATGGCCCTATCTGTCAAAAAATCAAGGTTTAAATTGCCAATCATGACCCAAAACCACTCGACAGAACGGTCCATAATACCGTCAGACATGGTATCATTTTCAATTCTTTGAGCCATCGCAATCATCATTTCAAGCACAGAACACGGTTTCTCGACCCGATTTTCGTCAAAATATCCGGATTTTCGGTCCTCCCAACCCTCTGAAACGGCCAAAATATCGTACTCATCACGCAATGCAAGCCCATCTTTAGCTCGATTTTCGTCAATTGGAATACGATCAGACCAATAAAAGTCGATTTCTGACAACTTTTTAAGCAAAAATGTGTATTCTTCACCATGAATTTCACTTATTAGCCATCCCAAATATGTCATTATTCTCTTTTTCACTCCTTTCATCGAATATTTTTCTGCAGTTTTCACAGAATAGCGCGATAATAAAGCCTTTTTCGCCATTGATAAAGCGAGGTTTTAGAAGATCTTCTGCTTTCGTGAGGCGTTTTAGGCATCTTTCGCAGTAAACATCGCCGTTACTCGTTTCGATCATCGCGTTTCTCCTCCACAGTTACCGGCAAATTCGCTCCGTACATGGCGTTGACCATCTGTTTTAATACTTTCGCACCGCAATAATGGCAATAATTCTTGTGAGCGAGCCTAACAGATCCAAGACATAAGCTCAATTGTGCGCCGCTTACGCCATCTTTTACTAATTTACCGCATTCACAGCAATTAAAAATGCCCATTCAGCCTCACTCCCTAGTCAAAATATAAATCATTCGTTCTCGATCATTCTGAACGAACATTTCTGAGGGCAATTTTCCCTCTTCATCAGGTTCGCAGAAGTCATCAAGGCAGTGTCCGACCAAGTCATAGCCGTCATAAAGCTGTTCTCCGTCAGCATTATACAGTGCATTCTCTTCATCATAGTACGTAAGACCCTCTTCGCCGTAGTCAACCGGGTAATTTCCAGCTCTGAAGTCCTTTTCTGGCAGTACAAACGGTCCAAGTTCAGCATTTAGCCGTGCTTCTCGGTAAGATTCGGAAGAATATCCTTCAACTTCCTTCATCAGATCCTTAAATTCCTGGCTATCTGTGTCAATCGGCTTGGTTGCATAGCTCGAATACTGTGTTTTACCAGAGATTTTCGGTTCTTCAGGCTTTTCAACCGTCAAAATATCCATAAACGGCTCGGTTTTCGGCTTTTCTTCCTCTTTTTTAGCAGAAATATCAGCCTTAGTCTCGTAATATCGCTTGATCGCTGCCTGCTCCTCCTCACATTTCTTGTCATAATCGGCTCTCAGGATCTTATCTGCCACGAAAAGCGACACTAATCCACCGACCACAACACCTCCAATAAAGGAATAAATAGCTGTCATGTTCATTTTAATGTACCTCCTTCTTTATTTTCTGTCATATTCCAACTTTCAAAGCCTTTAGTATGTATATATATATATCAATGTCCATTCGTGGAATAGTTACATATGCTTCAGCCATATAAACTTCTCGATTCGTATATTTTTCCGGAAGCGACGTCTTTAGATAGCCGTTAACATGTTCGCATTTAACCGCATCATCTACCAATTTTTCTCCGTGTTCATGCAGCATAATATACCCCCACCCATATGGGAACTGGGCAAGCATGTACTCGATGAATTCTTTAGTAGTGTAAGGATGTTTCATATAAAAATTATCTGCCCGATACACATTTCCATCAGCGTTGTAATAATTTATAAAACATTTGCCGAAAATCACACTGCATTTCTTTTCACTCGGATTTCTCCATTCAGTCGCAGAACAATTATCGGTTCTATATACAATTCCATCAGCGTCGTAATAGTTAGTTATGCAAGAATCACAAGGGTAGTCTCCAAACATGCCATATCTCACACGGAAAAGTCGTCTGCATTTATGACGCCTTTTAGCATCGTCAGTATCATAGTACATATTCGGCATATTCTGTCGTGTCATCTCAACGAACGCCTCGTCGTCAGTAAGGGCAACACAGTATCGAATCCGATCATTCATGCCTTCAAAACGAAACGATGCGATTCTCTCGGCCGTATCTCGGCAAGAATATCCTTTAAGACTCTTACTTAGTCCATCGCATCTGAATGCTCCAGCCGGCCAAGAATAAATATAATACTCAGGTTTCATCTTTATTTACCTCCACATTCCATGTTTTCAAAGGCTCCGTTTTTCTCATTGCGCTTCCTACCGCCAAGTCTGTAAGCAGTACCGCAAATGTATTATAATTCTCCCTCATGCACTATCGACGGAGGATACAGTTTTTGTCTCTGCATCTCAGCTAGTGCTTCCTCGTCAGTCAATGCTACACAATAACGAATCTGATCGTTTAGATGATTAAAACGAATAAAAGCACTTCTCTCTGCAGTTCTTCGGCATCGATGCCCCTCAGCACGCTTGCTCAGTTCATTGCGGCTGCTAGCATCAGGTAGCCAAGTATAAATATAATACTCAGATTTCATCATTTTCCTCCTCTTTGTCCATGTCACCAGTATCATAATACTCTCGAATTTCTTTCATGCAAAGCGTCCCGTCGGAGTAGTAGCAGTTTTCTTCTGTTTTGACGATATTTTTGGTATTCGGCCGATAGCACTTTACGTTCATTCCAACCCCTCGGCCATTATCTACAATATGAACGCTACTCCGAGCATTTATCCGATCGGGATGATGAATTGTGTAGTTTATAAGTGCATCATATGTGCTAGTATCAACCACGAATATCCAGTCATTACAAAATGAGCCAAATTTCAGAGCTTCGTCCAAAGCATCGAGATAATCAGTGAAGACACGCATCGGATATACATAAATGGTCTCACCGTTTTTATCAAATGCGTATACCGTATATAAAACGAACCCCTTTTTAGACCTTTCGATATTAGACCATAGTTTTGCACGGATAACATCAGCATGAACTGCATTGTCGGCAAAGCTGTAATACTTCTTACCGGAATCATTGCGTATAGTAAAACAAGCAAGCATACGTTTATAGGCCGATTCTTCGGTTTCCACATCAGCCACTAAACACTCCGATTTATCATCACATGGTTCTTTAAGAAATTCATAGATCTTATACATATCAATCAAACCTCCAAAAAATATAAATTTAGTTCCCTCGCGCGATGCATATTTCCTTAAACACATATGACTTATCCGGAATGCAACTATTTAGTGAATCTGTGATTGACTTAGCACCCTCAAAATCATCACGCCTACCAAGATAAATCATCTCATTAAGATCAGCCCTATATATTTCATACCATCGACTGTCCTCGAAATTTCTATTTTTATAAATGTCTCTCAGCAACTCGTTAATATAAGTTGCCGAATGACCTCGTTCGTATAGACCGAATATGCTATTAGCCGAATCCGCGTCAGTAGCAATGCACTGCATTACACCACAATCATCAGCCTGAAACATGTCAGTTACTTCTTTATTACATTCTTCATATGACTTATATATGGCAAACACATGTACTGGCTCTTGTACATACATAAGTTTTCGGAACATAAACAATCTCATCTACCACTCGCCTCCGTTATTAAATATCTGCATAAAACATCCCAGTCAATGTCATCTTTATGCACATCAACTGGCCCACTTTTCTTTAATTCTTTTGTGAGATCGTCGTATAGTTGGTCCATATTGACATCATTGTCTTTAAGTACTGTGGCCGGATCTATATCCATCTCTAAATGTGCATGAGTAGGGTCAGCCTCTGGAACCCTACCCTCCACGTTTTTATGTGTTAGTAAATCTTCAAGCACGTCGTCGGACGTACGCATCATATACCCGTACATTACTTCTTACCAGCCTTTCTCGCTTCACGACTCGCCTTCCAAATCTTGTCACGAATATAACCGTCGCAGTTCATTTCAAGCCAGAATGCAGAATCGTTTTCATCGTCCAAGTGTTCAGCGTGCTCCTTGATAAATTCAGCAATGCCGAAGTCGATCTTATAGTCGTTATTCTTGTCAAAAACCCAACCCACATCCTGTCCAATCTCGACCTCAGGCATGCCAAGTGCACGAAGAGCCTCATTCAGGAACAAATATCCGTACTCTTCCAGCTGTGCATTACACCATTTCTCCTGGCATGTCACGAAGAACAGATTATCGGATCGCTTTTTACTGAAGTTTTCAGGGCTATTTACCTCGTCGAAGCAATAAGAATATGGTCCGCCAAACTCGTTAGGATCACAGTCATCATCCATAAACGGTACAACTTTATCGCCATTCTCAGACGTGTAGCAGTCCGTCTTTTCCTCATTTGCTTTCTTGCCGGTTCTATAGTAAATATCAGCCAGTTTACCCTCTTCAGCAATAACACGAGAGCGATACTTGTTAAACGCCTCAGTAATGGATGTCAACGCACCGGCCAGAGCGATGTTTCTCTTTCTCAGGCATTTAAAGCCACTGAACACCAGCAGAGCACCGCCAACTTCACAAGCTAAAGCCGGGCCATAAGCCTTTGTAAAGCCCAGAATAGTCTTCTTCCAAGTCAGAGTCTTATCCTGCGTAGCCAGATCACGATAATGAACACCATCCTTGCTTACCAGGTCATCCTCGACACCCTTGTTGATCTTTTCCATGTTTTCCTTATGCTCATCCAGAACCTCGTCGATCGCGAGAGTCCCCTTAGCGGCCAATACAGCACCGCCGATCATCAATCCAGTACCTGCAACAGCACAAATCTCCGGAGCATGATCCTTAATGATCTCTCCTACTACCTTAAACAATGCTTTGAAATTCATAAATTATTCCTCCTCAGAAATATAAGTTTTGATGTTGTTTTTTCGTTCAGAATATTCTCTTCTGGTTATTTCGATCCAGCCGGTTTCACAATTTTTCGATTCTTTAAAGAATCTGTTGATTTCGATTTTCTTCTGTTCGCCATTCTCGGTTTTCAACGCATAGAACACGCCAACGGTATCAAAATCGCCGTTCTTTTCGTCTGTTAAAAATTCCTCACAATAAACTTTGATCGGCTTTCCAGGCATGTACGGCATTGTTATAGGAAACATTTCGTCAACGATTTCAGTAACCAGCCCGAAAGAATATGTGTTTTTCGGATAATTAATATCAGCGCAACGTACACGGTCAACGTCGTTATATTTGACAGTTCCATCGGCGTATACATTTTTAAATAATGAACTCATTCGTTTGCACTGGTACACGTCTGAATTGTCTTTAGAATCAGTGCATAAACCCCACGCATCATCGGTGTCTTCGATTGGTGTTAACGGTTGACCATCTAAAAGACGATTCAATATAGCCTGTGTCATCTTAATACTGAAGCCAGAATGACCGTCTTCGCACAAACTTTCGAAAGCTTTTAAAGCACTCTCGTAACAGGCACATCCATAATCGAATTCATCACCTTTTCTATTTGGATTTTCTTTCTGGCAGGCAATTTCGACTTCTCTTCTTGCCCACTCTGACATTCTGCTCATAAAATATCCCTCCCTGGAAATATGTGTTTTAATGTTTTTCGTCGTTCACAACAAATTTGAAATCTTTGCTATTAGCAATCTGCTCTCTAATAGCTTTTAGTTGTTCTTTAGTCAAAGACAAGATTATTAATTGCCAAAGATTATCTTTTGCAATTAAAATATCATCTTCCAATCTTCCGCCCTCGACAATAATTTCCTGTCTTCGATGCTCTATCTGATCTAATGTTAGCCAACTATTTTTGTCAGGAATATAACAGTGTTTACGGAAGGCCTCTAATCCATATATTACAACAAATATCCCGACCGGTTCACGAACTCTATTCATGATCAAGCCATATGGTGTCCCGTCCAGCAGACGCGCATAGTGGTACGGCGCGAACGGCACAAAATCATTAGACTCCATTTAATTACCTCCTTAAAAAACTCAGAGGCCTTGCTAGAATATAAATCTCGCAAGACCCCAAAGTCTTTAGTCGTTTTCGTCTCTCTTTTTGTCAGTAAAGTCAAATATCTTAGTTTGAAATATTTCTAATACCGCGGGATAGTTCGTTTTTAATTTCGTTCTGCCGTCACGACGGATACGAACTTTCATTGTAGTTCCACGTTCCATTTTCTTAGCGGCTTCTGACGATAATTGTTCAACTCTCTCAGCATTGGAATAGAATATTTTCTTAACCATTTTCATAATACTTTCCTCCAAAATATAATGTAAGACTATTCGCCTTCATTATAGGAATTGTAAAATTAGCGAGTATTAAGTCTACGGCGACGGATTCTATTCATGTAATCAGTTAAACGAGCTCCTCCGTTGTAGTGTAACAAATTAGAGATGCCTCCGGATAAATCGTTTTCTACTTCATATCCCAGCACTTTCAAATCATAGTCGTAGATTTCACGAGTGCATACTACACGTCCTGTTCTCGCATCTATAATGGCGTATATACCAATACAATTACTGCCAAGTACGTATAGCATGCTAGGGAAAGGCTCCATCCCAGACACCCGTAGTAACTTATAATCACTATTCGGTAAATAGAGGATTTCGCCATTCATATAGTATTGCTTAGATACACTTAGATTACTTTTATTATTCATTTTCATTACCTCCAATTGAAAAGAAACGATCGTTTTCCATATCACGCATACTTGCCAGAATCTTATCGAAATCGCCAAGATGGAATCGTAACGATTTCTCCGAAATATTGCAAATATCTTCGTGGAGGCCTCTCGAAATTCGTAAGATACCGGAATATAATTCCCAGGATTCGGGCCCGACATGAAGCGTCATATTACTAGCTGCGTAGCCTAACGAATGCAGCATATACGCGATCGCATCAGCATACGATACTCGTCGCTGCACATTGAAATCCCAGCTTGGAATAAATACTGGTGTTTCGAATTTCTTAGGCAAGATCAACTCTCCAAGCTTATTTATATACCGGTTTTTGAACAGACTAAGTGGAACTATTTTAGAAACTTCGCCCAGATCGCTAAAATATACAGATTCATACTGGCGACAGCAGCGAATGCAGTGCAACGGCTTGGTGTGTATCTCCATTCCGCAAGTATTCGCCACCTTTATTTTTACGTCCTTAAACATATCCTCTGCTTCGTCTGGAGAATATTGGTATCCGCATCCTCCACAAAACAGTTCGCCGTCATCATGGAAGTCCTTATAGCTCCCAATACAGATCAGAATTGGATTGTCATATTTGTTGGTCATTTCGTTCATCTTAATCACCTCCTATTAAGAAAAAACCACCTTTTTCCATATTATGCATGGTATCCAGCAAAACGTCGAACTGTTTTGCATAATGATAAAATGCATCGCTTGATACACGGTTAATGTCTTCATACAATGAGGAATCAATGATTATTCCACCGTTATATAGCGTACATCCGTAGCAGTCAATTAGCATCTTCAGTTTATTTGCTCTAATATCTGAAGAATGCAGCATATATGCAATCGAGTCTATATACGCCATCTTTCTTCTTTTGCTCGGATCCCAAGACGGTATAAACTCAGCGTCACTATACTCTTCTGGCAAAATGAGTTCACCATAATTAGTTATATAGCGTTTTTTAAATACTGATGACTGATTAATATAAAATGTCTCATGGCGTTCGCTGAAGTATATCTTTTCAAACTCTTGAAAACACTGTACACAGCATAATGGTGCTGACGAATATAAAACAGCCCCAGACCCTCCGTAACCAGGCTTGAACTCTACGTTTTTGAAAAGTTCCTCAGCCTCATTGGAGCTAAACACATATCCGCATCCTCCACAGATCAATTCTCCGTGATTCTTAAGATCGTGTTCGTTTCCGTTACAAATCAAAATTGGTTTATATTCGTTATTCATGTTTTGCCCTCCTAATTCGTGTATAAAGGTCTCCTCTTCGGATATAATCCATAGCATCTACCAATTGTAAAAACTCGTCATCAGTATCTATATTAAAACATGTGAATTTTGAGTTTTTTCCGATCACTACAGCTTCGCAACGTTTTGGATCGTACTCTATACGCTCATATACATCAAGATTATCAAGCACGCCCAAAGCCTTGAACTCGGCTTTAGTAATTTCAGACCAGTTATCAAGGATTTCACTGAGAATGAAATATCTGCTTTTTCTCAGATACCCCGAAGCAATTTTCAAAGCCACAGTAATCTCATATTCGTCTTCATACCTAAGGTCATCGAGCCTAGGATCGTCAAGCTTGATCTCCATAGCGATCGCCTCAGACCGTAAGCCTCGTGGCTTTTTTATAAAGTAATGAAAATATCCAAGAACGGTACAGTCTGCTCCGATGTAGTTGAGAATTTGATTAGCCAGCTTATATAACACACTGGAAGATTTGTCAATTGAACAAGTATCCATATTTATTACCTCCAAAATATAAAAAGCAAGAGACCTTGTAAACATTTGTCTACAAAGCCTCCGCCTTTAGTCCTTTAGTCTTCTGTTGTTTCGGTCTCTACCGATGCTTCAGTATCGATGTAGTCATCTTCCGGCTCAGCCAAGAAGAAATCTTCATCGGAATCACTTCCGTTCATTTTCTTCCCGACAGCAACGCCGCCAATGACAGCTGCAGCAGTAGCCACAACCGCACCAACAATGATGCCAATCTTCTTAAAACTGAACTTCTTCTTTCCCATAGTAGTTTCCTCCTTTACCTCGTCAGCAGTAGTTTCTACAACCTTTTCCTGTTCGTTCATAGTAGTTTCCTCCAAATATAATTTAGTAGACTCTTAGGTCTCCATTATAGCGATTGTAAATATCGCGATTTACGCATACCATTTATACGTGCTTTCGTATTCGTCGGCCAGCTCATCTCATCCCAAGTCACGAAGAATACCAACAAGCAGTTCATCGCTATATACATGGTTTAATTCTATGTCGCATTCATACTTGTCATGGATGGCGATCAGGCGTTTTAAATAATATTCTTCAGTTTTCATAGGAAGATTCTCCTCTTCTTTTTTCGCGCATTTGTCCACACATCATACCAGCCAACAATTTCGTAGCCACAATTTTTAAGAATATCATAGAAATCCCAAAATTGCTGTTCTGAAGCATAGATGCCAAAATACACATACTCGGCTCTGTCTATCTTAGAATAAGAGATAAACATTTCCGTAAAATCACAGCTGGTTTCGACTTCATATTGCTCGCAAGTATAGCAGATTCTCTTAAGATCATCGATTGGCCTACGCTTTAGAACAATATAAGTCCAGCATTTCTTATCATACGCCATTAGTATTTCTCCTTCATCTCATTATAAGACATTCCAGAGATACCTGCAGATTCTCCGCTATTTGTTGCCTTGAAGAATGCTCCGTCCTCTTGTGGATACATGTATTCGAACATCAGATAGTTCATAGCATCCAGCAGGTATTCCGTGTTCTTTGTTTTCTTATACTTCTCAATACATAAATCGTGAGATTCAAGTGAATTGACCAGGCGATCGCCAAAATTGATTTTAGCCGGTCCGTATTTGTAAAATGACGTCTTCACCCTATTCAAGCGAAGCTCGTCAACCTTATGAGAATATTCTTTACTTTCATCGAATTCTGGTTTCATATTATTATCTCCATTCCATGTTTCAATTCGTTATGCAATCTATGGCTGCAACGTTTGCACATAACAGCTTCAGTATTTTCAGGTGAGCCAATTGCGCCGTCTAATCTGATGGACAAAATATAATTCCGTTCTTCAGTATAAACTCCGCATAGATCACAACGAGTTTTGAACGTGCCGTTACCTTTATTGTCCACAACGCGTCCGATAATAGTCGCTTCCTTCATTTCATTACGATGTTCGACACGATCAGGCCAGTGATGAAACCGGCCAAGCATACGTTGCCGATAATCATTTTAGTGAAAACCTGTACGTCTTTATCCCGAAATTCTCCGTTGATGTCGCGTCTCACATGCGCAACATAGTTTAAAGAAATCAGGATCAGGGCAATAAGAAAAGCCACAGATACAACGATAAGTTTAGTCATAGTTTTACCTCCATTTCAAGTTCATCGATATCAATGCCGAACTCATTTCTCAAATATTCGGCAACAGTATTCCCGTCAACGTCTTTACCAAGTACGCTAGGTAGTTTGAGAATATCTTGCACTCCACCAGCAAACCTAGAAAGACGCTTCTCTTTCCAGTCATAGTGCATATTCAAGCAGAGTAAACAAGCAGCTATACCCTGCCGCACTCCGTCCTCAAGAGCAGTTTCGTAAATATCATTAGTCGCCCTTACATACTCGTCCGGGCTAAGAACTATTGTGTTTTTCTTTGTAAAAGCATTCATTTGTTTGCTCCTTTCCGCAGGTCAATAAACGCCTCGTAGCATGTTTTACAAATATCGATACGATGCCAGAACATTACTTTATATTTGATTTTGAAGCAACGCTCCGCTTCTCGTTTTCTGCAAATATCACAGATTACTGTCTTCACCGTTCCTCACCTCGCATGCGATTTTTATAGTCTTCCAAGCATTCCTTAGTAAACGCAACAGTGCTGCGAAATAATTTGGATATGCCCAATTGTACCAGAACCAGTCGCATGCATTTTCTGCACAAGTTATATTCGTGTCCGTCCTTGATATACCGGATAGTCTCATCAGTATTGTTGCAAATATCACAAACTTCAGTCATCATTCATCTACCTCCGATTCTTCGATCTCCCAGTGGTTGGACCTCATTATTAGCAAACTGAGAGCCATTACAGTAATGATGTTCAAAACAGCCATTCTAGCCTCCATTCAGTTATGATTATGGTGTATAGGTATGTTAAACAAATCAACATGGCTATGCCCTGATTCTTAAATTTCAAAGGTTCCAAGCAATCATCATGGTGATTATACAGCCAGTCAACAATCAAAACTTGCAAAGCTATAAATATAACGGATACTATGGTTAGCATCTTATCGCCCCCTTACATCAACAACCAAATTCCAGTCACCATACACACTGCAAAGCATATAGTCGAGAATATAATCGACGTAATTCTTAATACTCTTCTTCCTGAGAACCAGCTGATCACCAAGAAGAGACTAAGTGCTATTATACTAACTAATAGCCACAGCGAAACCATCACGCATTTAACAATTTGCATACTCGTCACCTCACGACAATAAAGTATTTACAATGATAAACGCGATCACGGCAAAGAAAATTGCCAGCATTATCTCGTATTTCACAGTTCCACCCCCAGGTCATCAAATATCACAGGAATGCGTCCCTTAAGCTCGAATAACAGAGGAATCATCAGATCTCTCATTTGCGGATGGGCTGTTTTATCTGTACGAAGTTTAAATATATGTCTCCATTCACGATAGTTTGCAGACATGACGAGAGTGGTCTTAAGATCAAGCGGTAATACGCCTCTAGCGTCCTGAGCCTTATAACCGTCTTCCATAATCATTCGATGGTAAGTCTCTTCGCACGTTTCCATTGCTCTGACCCATTCGCCGTGCGCCACAGAGTCGAGATAAGGATTATCAATCACAGTAATCTCAGCTCCGAAACGTTCCTTTGTAAAATTTGCATAACGAGTAGATTCCTGAGAATATCCAGCATGACGATGCCGAACAAGCTCGTTGGCGATTGCCCGGTTTGTATTCAGTTTAACGACAAGCAGCGAATGCTCCAAAACAGACTCATGACCTCTGCTGATCAGCCCTTTCACAAACTGTTTGGTCCCGTCAAAAGAAGAACTCATAGAACTTCCATAGCAAATTCGCCCAGCACGTTCGATAAGTCTCAGCTCGTCTCTTCCGTCTTTTGAAATATAATTCATGATTGAAAAAGATTGGTTTTCTACTCTCATGCTCTATCCCTCCACCATTTATTAGGTTGAAATTTAACAATACAAATGTCAGAAATGTCGAAATTCAAAGCAAATGCAACTCGCATTAAAGCTTCAAACGATACGTTCGGCATCTGTCCACGCTCTATTTCCGAAAGTGTTGGCTGCGAAATATTGGCTTCAAACGCTAAGTCTGTCTGGGTGATGCCCCATGCTATGCGTCTTTCTTTGATAAGTTTTCCGATCGCTTCGATGTCAACTAAGCGTTCATCATACATTTCCATAGTCTTACTCCTTTGTGTCAGACAAAATACTTTTACGTGCATATGTTCTTGTGATTTTTCTAATGATCATTGCGTTCAGATCGTGATCGGTAATGCCGTAGCACTGTCTGAGCTCCGCTAGGCAAATATAAACGTCCGCCATTTCTTCCAGCAGATTCATTTTGTTTCCTCGTTCACGCAACATCTTAGTGATCTCTTTTTGCAGCTCAGAGCATTCCTCAATGGCCACTACTGAAATCACTTCCTTGGCATTTTTCTTAGCGATCGGGTCTGTTAGTTCTCGAATGTCATTCATTGGTGTTTCCCTCCAATATTTCTTTAGTTGCTTTGTATATCATTGCACTTTGCATTACCTGTGTTGCGCGCGACAAGCCTTCGGTTAATCCTTCGGTATACATATCGATCATAGCCTCAGCGATTTTGTCGTCGTACGCGATCTCGAACTGATCCATCTTTTTGCACATCAGCTCTGGCAGTCTTTGCATGACTTCTGCAGTGATCTTGCCGACTAGTTCATTTCGATATTGATTTACATCTTTCATAATGATACCTCCATAAAAGTGTAAGACTATTCACAAAAAGTCTCATATTCGCTTACTGTAAGAGTAGCAACTCGTAATACGAACGGTTGTGAAGGGTATTCGTATGAACCATTGCATTCGCCAACACTAAACATTGATCTCTCGAAATTCGCGTTGGCATAATCAATAACATTTTTTAAAGTAACCACATTCATACACCTGGTTGCGTTCAGGTACGCTTCAAACGATTTTTGAAATACGTCTTTGCCTTTGACGACTTTAAACACTGCAACAGGCTTCCAAGCTGAAGTGTATAAGATTCCCGTATTCGTATTAGTGTCGTATGAAATAAGTTGTTTCATAGATGGGTGCATATACCCAGCGATTATGGTATCGTAGTTATCCATATTCCTTACCTCCAAAAATATAAAAGCAAGAGACCTTGTAAACATTTGTCTACAAAGCCTCCTCCTTTTATTACTTAGTTCCTACGTTTTTTGCGAGATCGCTGATGGTCTCAATCACTGCACGTTTACCAAGCTTATTTCCCTCAAGAAATCCTTGGCAGTATCCTGCAACACGGCTAGCTCTCGCCGTAATATATACTATAGTGCCACTAGCGACCCCAATAGCAATATACGGCGCAGCAACCGAAGCAAATGCTACAGCCTTGTCCTTTGCCTCCGACAGCTTGTTTTTCACAGTGTTTTTGATCTCCATAATCAAAACCTCCAATTTTAATGTAAGACTCTAGGTCTCCATTATAGGAATTGTATTTTTAGCGAATGAACAGCAAAGCATATTTGGGATTAGATTTTGTTGTATACCATGTCGCGATGGTCGTCGTCCTTAGTATTCACCGTATCAATCAGTCCACGGATGTTGTTTGCGTAAAATGCACCTCTGACAGCTTTCATTGCGCGTCTCAGTTCTGCCACTTTAAGCATCCAATCGTACGCGTCATCTAAATCGATATCTACACCATTCATGGAAAGCTCGCTCACCAATTTCGATGCGGTGCAACCGAGTGCATCAATCTGGGCCATCATCTGGTCAAGCACCTGGATTTTAGTTCTTTCAATCTTCATATTAACATACCTCAAAAATATAATTTACTTAATCGGTTGCGGCTTAGGTAGACGAATTACAAACCCGCCTCGTACATTCGTCACATATGCCGTATCAAGGTTATACCATCCCCAGCGCTCCATTGTGAAGTCTGCGGTTCTTCCAATCAGGTCATACAAGTCAGATACTGTAGCATAATCGCTATCTACGATACGCATAATCAAGCAGTCAAGTACTTCCTGAGCTTCAGCCCGCATTCCGAATTCGATATTATCAAATCTGAATACACCTTCATGATTGATATGAGCATAGCGATCACTAGGCTGATTCTGCTGATAGTACGAGTAATTAGGCTTGTAGCATGAGCCATAATTATAAGTAGATCCGCTCTGCGACTGATTCGTGTATCTTCTACACCCGCCATAAAATGATCTGTCTAATGCCGCATGACCAAGATTGCAGACCGTATCTTTAATAGCCGGGATCAGAACGTCAAATATCAAGTATTGACCTACATTTCCTCTCTCCTCAGACAGAAATACGTCTGCCAGCTTAGATTTAATGGATGGCTTCTTTGCCTCCACTTTTCCTGTTGTGACCACCGAAGAAAGTTTTGCTCTCTCTCTCTTTGCGGTCGTCTTCTTTTGGAAATTATCCTTGTTCACTGTTGCCATTTAAAAAGTCCTCCCTATCTTCCATTTCGAGTTTTATCAGATCGATGTAAACACCTCTGCAAATCTGAGATGCTGTTGCCAACGAGCGCGAAAGGTCTTTTAATGCATCTCGATGAACATTAACGCCCATGTAGTCGCTCACGGTTACTATTTTAAGTCTTAGAATATCAACGTCCTGATATATGCGACGTATCATTTCAGACATATATGTATAGTCTTCGCCATGACTCATTTGTTTTCCTCCTTTCTATTTATTAATCTCGTGTAATATGACAGCTGCTACGAATATCAATGCTATCAGGCAAGCTATCTTAATCAACCCACGCGTTATGATTAAAAGGATAGCAAATAATGTAACAAGCAAAACGGCCATTAATGCATACACAATAATCTTCATATAATCACCTCCTAAAAAAGATCAGAGGCCTTGCAAGAATATAAATCTCACAAGACCTCAAATGTCATGTTAAATTCCTCCAAAATATAATTTAAGACTATTCGCCTTCATTATAGGAGTTGTAATTTTAGCGAAAAATAATAGAGACCTGTGAAAACATCACAGATCCCCATTAGATCATTTCCAAAAGATACAGTTAATCAATCTTCGAACAGCATTAGTGAACGATTCGTTATAAGACATAGTGTTTAGATAATACTTAATAAACTGTTTCTTTGTTCCAGTCATATACAGCTTTGTTCTTGCGCCATTCATGACGTGTTTGCATGATAGCCCGCTTTGCAAAGCAGCATATATACAAAGTGTTAAACAGTCATTACGTTGCTCTTCATTTTCTATATCAAACAAAATCGTATGTTCTATAATGCTTGACCATAGTATCACCTCCTCATTATAGGAATTGTATTTTTAGCGAAAAGCGGGTGCCATGTACATAGGCATATTTCTGTGATCCAGTAAAATATAAGGTTCGCGTCCCATGTAAACACCAGAATCAAACGTAATAGCGATATTGCCAGTCTCTATCACGTCCCACATGAAATCATCACCGAGAGACGACGTCTGGATGCCAAGTCCATCAAGCAAATCATTAAGCGTTTGTGCCGCTCCCTGAGAAATATCTGCGTTCAAAGTGTTGATGACATCTCTCACCTCTTCCGGACTAGAGTAAAACATCTGTCCAGAGATCGGTTCCTTGAACAACGTTTCACCTTTTCCTGTTCTGATGATCTTTTGCTCTTTTTCCACGGGATCGCTAGTCTGTGCAACGACCTCGGGTTGAGCCTCTTCTTTCTTCATTTCTGAAATATCAGTCTCTTTGAGTCTCTTGCCTACCGACTTCTTGTATTCGTTAAAGCTGGTGACTGCAACATTGTACGCGGTCCCCAATCCGGCGATCTTCTTTTCAGATATCACGCCGTTTGCCACAAAGCATGTAACTGTTGCCGCTCCAAGAATGATCGTCGGCCAGTAAGACTTCAGAGCTACTACGAATCTCTCTTTCTTCGGCAGAGGCTCGTCTGTGTCTCTCTTTGACCAATCGTACTCGGCGTCTGCGATGTTCAGTTCATGCTTCTTTGTGTCCTTTATGGCACTGAGAGTCGTAGCAACAACTCCTGCACTGCCTGCCACAGTCAGAATTACGTTTGAATGGTCCTTGGCGAACTTAGTCACCGGTTTGATGAATTCCAATGCTTTCATGTCTAAATACCTCCATGATTAATATAATTATAAAAAAGAAGAGGAGCGGTACTGGATTTGAACCAGTGTCTTCAGACTTAAGTCTGATGCTCTACCATTGAGCTATCCTTTCCTCTTCATTATAGGCGTTGTAATTTTCGCGAGTCTCAGTCAAAAGCACCCGCGATCACATAAGTCAACGTGACTATTGACCAGGATATCGCAAGGAACCCTGACACTTTTGGAAAACCAAAAATTGCAGTCCATAGAGTTGCGAACAAAAGTAAGATTCCTATAATTATTAAAACGTTTCTCATGCCTGAATATCTCATATAAACACCTCCTAAATATAAAAACAAAAGAGCCCGTGCAAAATGCTACGAACTCTTTCAATTCTGTTAGATATCGAATATCGATTTTGTGTCATAACTCAATTCAAGTGATCCAGAGATCAGATTGAAATCGCCTCGAACTGCGGATACGAAAAACATTATTGTAAAAACGCCACCGATTTCTGTTGCTACCAAGTCTAGTAACTTCAGTTTAGATATTGTCTTTTTAATGTCTTTCAGGTCCTTCCATTTAGCGTTCCTGATCATAATTAAACCAACTTTCATTATTAAATACCTCCTAATTTTTATTCGGATATCTGTCCATTATAGTACTTGTATTTTACACGAGTCCTTGGCATTTCATTAAATATGATGCCACATCGTTCCCCCATGGATCGTCTAGAGGAAGATTAGATCCGGTTGAGTAATCGAAATCTTTGAAGATGTCATAAAGCACGGTATCCTTAGCTATCTCCGGGTTCGCAGTTTGCATCTCGTAGAGTTCTTTTGCCCATTTACTCCAAGTATAGTCACTTATAATGTTTTGATCGTACTTGTAATAAATTATGCTATGCACTAGAATTTGCCGCTGTCGTCTCTCTATTAGTTCTTTTAACTGTTTTTTCCATTCTGACACATTAATCACCTCCTAAAAAAGATCAGAGGCCTTGCAAGAATATAAATCTCACAAGACCTCAAAGTCTTTAGTCGTTTTCGTCTTCTACTTCTTTCAAAAGTCCATACAACATACCAATAAGTACTTCATTATCGCTGACGATCTCGATTTCGTCGTCGAGAATCCGCATATTAAAATAATCGCCAATGACGAGCGTAGCCATAATCGCTCTTTCAATTGACATCATATAAAATGCGTTTCTGTACTTCTTCTTCCGATCCAGCTTAATGTTTACCGTTGTCATGTTAAATTCCTCCAAAATATAATTTAAGACTATTCGCCTTCATTATAGG